TTAGAACAGCGATGCCTGCGGTGCCGCGCCGGCTAGGTTCACCCCGCGCCCGATCAGCAGCTCGGGCACCTCGCTCGCGCCGCCGACGCTGTAGCGCGTCCGCACCTCCTGGATGTCCGCCCACGCGAACATCGCGCGGATGTCCGGCACGTCATTGATCGACAGCAGGAAACGCCCGCGGATCTCGCGCAGCGCGGCGGCCAGGGCTTCGAACGACAGCGGGGCGAAGATGCCCGGGCCGTAGTCGTCTTCGCCGCCCCAGTAGGGCGGGTCGAGATAGAACAGGGTCCCGTCGCGGTCGTAGACCCGCAGGCAGTCCTCCCAGTCCAGGTTCTCGATGATGACGCCGGCCAGCCGGTCGTGCAGGCGGCGCAGGCGGGGCTCCAGCCGGCGGATATCGAAGTTGTGGCCATTGACGGTGTCCACGCCGAAGCTTTGCCCCTTCACCTTTCCGGCGAAGGCTAAGCGCTGCAGGTAGAGGAAACGGGCCGCCCGCTCGACGTCGGTCAGGTCCTGGACGCGCGCGCCCTTCAGCCGGTCGAACTCCGCCCGCATGGCCGGCCGCCAGAGCAGCTCGCGGAACAGCGCCTCCGGGTGGCGCTGGAGGATGCGAAACAGATTCGCGACCTCGCCATTGATGTCGTTGATCACCTCGGACGAGGGCCGCTGCGCCCGGCGCAGGAACACCCCGCCCATGCCCACGAACGGCTCGACATAGGCCGCATGGTCCGTCGCGGCGATCAGGGCGCAGATCCGGCGCGCCAGGTGGCGCTTCCCGCCCAGCCAGGGCGCGGCCGGCTCGGCCGGCGGAACGGGGGTGAGAACATTGTGAGAACTTTTCATTGCGGGGGGCTCCATCGCTGGGTTACGAGTCCGACGCCCTGGGCGGGGGCGGACAGGCCGACGGACGCTGCGCGAGCGATCCATCCGGCGGCGTGTGACGAGGAGCCCCCTCGCCGAGAGGCGCGTTGGCGCGCGCCTGTCCCGCCCCTTCCAGGCGGAATCCTTCAAGACAGGTGATGATGATGACCGCCCGGACTGTTCAGCCTCGACGCCCCGCGAACGATGACCGGGAGGCTGTCGCCGGCCGCCGTGTGCCGGTCATCGGCCAGGTCGGCGACGGCGGCGTCGTGTCCTTCTATCCCGGCGGCCGGGAATGGCTGGACGACGTCCAGCGCCTGCTCGCCGCCCGACTGACGTCCGATCGCGCCTGACCGAACGAGTCCGCGTCATGGGCGCCCGCCACGTCGACAACATCCCCATCGCCAATGCCTGGCCGCGGACCGACCGCGTCGCCGTCATGCTCAAAGAGGACTGGAAGGTCATCTCCGTCTGCCGCAGCTGCGGCCTGAAGCTGCACATCGATCTGCGGGCCGTCGTTGCGACGATGGGGCCCGACTTCAGCCTTTGGAACGCCAGGACGAAGTGCCGGAAGGTCGGCTGCCACGGGCACGCCGAGTTCGAGGCGATGCCGCCGCGGGGGAGCCTTTATCGACGGCTGATCGTCGCGCGGAGCGAGCGGCTGCCGTGAAAGGCGCGTTCGAACCCGGCGTCCCGGTTGGGGACTTTCTGAACGACCGCCTGTGCGGCGTCATCACCGTCTGGTGTCAGGCCTGCGCCAAGGGGCGAACCATACCCCGTTGCCATCGTCTGCGACCACCTGCGCCGGATAGGGGTCGATCCAGCCACCACGGTCAATGCTGAGGGCCGACTGATCGTGAGTTGCCCTATGTGTAACCGTTCCTCGGTCCCGCTCATGGCCTTCATTGATCCGGGGCATGACTCCGTCGGGCAGCGCCGGCCAGTCCAGTTCTCGCTGAGCCCGGACCAGCCCTCCATAGTTCGCCGCGATTGAACTTTGGGACTGGTCGCGTGTTCGGAAGGTGAACGGGGTTGGAGACATGCAATCTCTTTGCATTCCTGACGATGGAGCCCTCTGCGGAAGTCAGCGCGGTGCGCCCCAAGGCGGTGATGCCCGCGATCCTTGCATTGCCGGAGGATTGCGGCGGAAGGTGCGCGCCTGGTCGGACGCCGCGGCGCTGCAGCGGCCCTTGGAGGATGGAACGCTGACCGCTCTTTCGGCCGCCCACGCTCGCGCCACACGGCTTGCGGGCCCCCAAATCACGGATTGGTTGACAAGCGTGATCCCCTGCTTAGCCTCCCTCCAAGGACGGGGGGTAGATTTACATTGTCCGACGGCGAAGATGATCAGGCGCAGGCCTCTGCGGATGCGGCGCGCGCTCGCGAAATCGCCGAAGCCGAGAAGGCCTCGATTGAGGCCCCTGAACGGCTCTGCGTTCACCGTAACCAGCACGCGACGGTCACCTTCCTCAGCCAGATCTACGAGCAGGCCTGCGTCCAAAAAATCTCGACCATGGTCGACCTGCGGCGGTGCAAGAAGGTGACGCCGGAGGCTTGCCTGCTGCTGACAGCCGAGTTGGAGCGGTGCGTGCGCCTGACCAAGACGCCGATCTGGGTCCGCTATCCGCAAGAGTCGGCGATGTCCGACGACCTTGATGATTTTGGCTTCTTTTCCCACCTGAGGATGGATCAACCTGTCCGCTTTCGTCCCCCTCGGACCAAGAAGCAGCAGGACGGGACGATCTTGGTCAGGTCCGGTGTGAAGGAGGAAATCGCCCTCAAGCTGAAGGACATCGCGAGTGTCACGAATGCGCTGTACGGGGACTCGGCCTACGCTGAACAGGTCGAGATCGCGCTGCAGGAAGCGATGACGAACGTCATGAGCCACGCCTTTCCTGGGCCACAGCCCAGCAAGGAAGCGCAACAGCCCGGCCGATGGTGGTTCGCTGGCCGGACTGACGAGAAGCGCCGGGAGGCGATCTTCTACGCCCTCGACTTGGGCGTCGGCATCCCGGCCACCGCGCCGGACAACATGGGCGACGACATCGCGGAGTACTGGCGTCGCCGAGGAGGCCTGCCGGACCGGCCGCGCGATAAACACATCCTCGAGGCTGCAGTGAAGGCCCGGCGCAAGGATGGTATCGAAACCCGAAACGGCAACGGCTTGCCGGCCATGATCGGGCTGGTCGAGATCGATTCCTGCTCAGGCTCTGTTCAGATCGACTCTGGCAAGGCGGGTTACGAATTTTCAAAGAAGGTGCACGAAAATGGGCATCCAGTTCACTCGGAAAGGTGTTATGGGTTCCGGCGTCCCTTTCCTGGAACCCTTGTTGTGTGGCGTGTTGCCGGACCGGCACGGGTTCAGGTAGAGGCGAGATGATCATGCTGCACATCAACGTCGCTACAGACTTTCATCCGCGCCCGTTCGGGCGCACTGCCGACCATGACCCGGACGCCAACGGCGCCAAATTCCGGGACGATAACCTTGTGCCTGCGATCAGCGAGGCGCTCGCCACCGGCGGCAAGGTCAAGGTCGACTTCGCCGGAATCGGCGCCGTCGCGCCCTCATTCATCGAGGAAGCCTTCGGTGGCTTGATCGAGCGCGGCTTCACCTACGACCAGCTGGTCACGGTGCTGACCGTCTCTTTCCCTCATAACCCTGCTCGTGAGCAGATGGTGTGGGACAAGATTCGCATCGCGGCGGGCCTCCCCGACAGCGTCCACTAGCGGTCGCTGTCGGTCGCCCCGGCCGTGAACGTTCTTCCCCTGTTAGCCGCCCTCGGCGTTGGCACCATCATCGGCGGTGTCAGCGTGTTCCTGTTCCAGACTTGGGTAAGGGCATATCCCGACGCCTGCGTCCGGGCGCTGCAGGGTCTTGATCGCTGTATGGATGCGGCCATCATTTCGATGATGCAGAACGCCGCCGGCAAGGCAGACGCTAAGGAAACCAAGGCCGTCTATGCTGCATTGACCAAGCTGCACTACACCGTCAACGACGTCTTCGGCCACACGCAGGGGCCTCCTTGGACCCGGCTCCAGAGTGCGCTCATCCAATTCGAAAACGCCATCGACCCTGCCGATGGCTTGTCGCAGAACACGGCTGCCACAGCCGCGACGGTGGACGAGGACGTGGAGAAACTACGGACCGCCCGCCACGAGCTTAGGCGAGCCATGCTGTTCATCGCCGAACGGCACTTCCTGTTTAAGCTGTACGGTCGTCACAACGCCAGCGGCTAGCCACGGCTGACACAAGAAGCCCCCGGCGATCGCTCGTCGGGGGCCGTCGACGCTCAGGTGGCGAAACCTGGGGGTGAACCCTGCGCCGAGGCTCAACCCTTGCACATCTCGAAAACCGGCGCTATCCCGCCCCCTGCGCTCGCACACCGAGTAGAACGGGTCCCACAGCAGCGACGCGGCGCCCGGAGGCTACCTCTCGCGGGCGTCTTTCATTTCCGCACCAGCGTTGCACCCGGCGGCCGGCAGCGGCATTGTGCGCGCGACGGATGCAGACGCGAGGTCCGCGGTCCCAAACTTCCGTCACGACGCCCGGAGGACCTCCTCGCGGGCGTCATTCGTTTCGGCGGGCGGCCAGACGCAGAAAAGCCCCCGACGCCGGAGCGCCGGGGGCCCGTCTTCACCAGGGACAGCGAGGGGTTCAGGCCCTGGCGAAGCTCAGGGCGGCGCGCAGGGCGGCGCGGCGCGGGCCTGGTCGAGGCGTCGCCACCCCTCCTGCGCCCAGCCGCGGTGATCCACGCTGAACCACCGCCACCACTCGGCGGCGGCTTCCTCGCCGAACAGGCGCACGGCGGCGGCGTAGAGGACGTCCAGGTCCACGCCGGCCGGCATGGCCGGCTCAGCGCGGCTGGCGGCCGCCACGGTCGGCTGGCACTTCACCGCCGGGGCGGTAGGCGCCGGCGTTCCAGTCCCCGACGCCGCCCCGTCGGCCCGCCCCGTCGTCGAACAGGCGGCCGTCGACGAGATCGCCGAGAGGATCAGCAGGGTCAGCAGCGGTCGGCGCATGGGCGGCTCCACAGGTCTTGCGGCCCTCGAGCACGCCGGCCACGCGGCCGGCGGCATAGCCGCTGTTGAACGATTGCCCGGCGGCGCGGGCGCGCTCGGCCGAGCCGGTCTCGACGGCGGCCACGGCGCGGCCGGCGTCCTGGTCGCGGGCGGCGGCGCACCGCTCGGCCGCCCCTTTCCAGTCGAGGTAGAAGCCCCGCCAATAGATGGCCCGGCCGGTCCAGAAGGCGACGTCGGCCCGCGCCGTGTCGCGCTGGGCCTTCAGGCTGTCGCCGGCCAGGTTCAGCGGGAACGGCTGCACCGGCCCGCGATGCTCCCACGCCACGCCGCCGGCGAACCCGGCGGCCAGGATGGCGGTCGGGACCAGCGCCGTGCGGGCCAAACCGAGCGCCAGCTGGGCGAGCGAGGGAGGGAAGATCCCGCTCACGTCCCCACCCTCTCGTCGGTGCCTTCCCAGACGAACTGGCCTTCGCGCCCGACGGGGAAATGTTGGCGGCAGTAGGCGCAGAACGTGCCGCCGTAGAAGCCGGGGTCGCGAGCGTAGGTCTCGGCCAGCGGCTGCGACATCGTCGTCGTCAAGCCGCAGCCGGACTCGAGCATCGCCTTAGTCCAGTACCGTCCGACGAGCGGGCTCATGCTTTCGGGGTAGGTCTCGTACAGGACAGGGCTTTCCGGCCCGTCGCCGTGCACCTCACGCTCCTTGGGCGTCAGCGGCCGCGTCGGGTGCGCCGGCCGGATCCCGACGTGCCGGTACGAACGGCGCACCGGCCGGACGAAGCCCTTGGCCCGTTCCTCGGCCGAGAGGACGACGTAGCCCTTCTGCATCCCGGTTCGGGGATCGATCTCGCGGTGATCATCGGTGACCGGCGAGCCGTCGGTCAGGGTCGTTCTGGGCATCAGCTCTTCCTCGTCACGGTGAAGCGGAACGAGCGCCCTTCGACGCTCATGGACAGCAGGCGGTCGCCGGTGCCGTCGATTTCAGCGACCGGGATCACCAGGTCGCCGCCAAGCCGATCGACGAGCACGATCAGGAGCTGGCTCTTCATGAGATCGATCAGCGCCCGGGCGTCCGGGTCGGCGGCCGCCTGCACGGCTGCGTTGGTCTCCAGCAGCCGCAGGCGGCGTTCGGGAAAGTCGTCAGCCATCACGCCAGCCCCTGCGTGATCGGCGAGCCCGGCCCGCCCGCCTGCGTCAGCACCTGGCCGCGGGCGCGCGGGTCGAAGCTGACGTGCACCACGTTGCGGCCGGTCTCGAGGATCAGCTGGTCGACGCGCCGCATGATCGCGGGCTGGTCGGCGATCCAGGCGGCCAGCTGGCGGGCGGTCAGGCCGGCGGCGCGGATGTCGGCGGCATAGCCCATCGGGTGGGCGCTGGTCCGCGTGCCGCCGACCTCGGCGTTGACGCGCGGGTTGCGATAGGCGCTCGTCACCACGATCGCCCGGCCCAGCCCGTCGCGGATCATCTGCAGGCCCGGGGCCAGGATCTCGCGCAGGTTCCGATCGTGCGCCGGCGTCGGCGCGTTGCTGACGCCCAGGCGCTCGGCGGTCTCGCTGACCAGCAGCTCGTCCAGGAAGAAGTTGGCGGTCAGGCGCACGCGCCCGCCGCCGGCGGCGGTGGTCATGGGGTCACCTTTTCAGGAAGAGGCGAACGGCGTTCGCGTGAAGGTCAGCGCTGGACTTCCCGCCCTTGGGCCGCGGAAGTCACCGCCCCGGCCTGGGTTCCAAAAGGGCAGGCCTCGTGGCGGCGGCCAGCTATCCGCCGGAGGGGACGGGCGGTGGTTTGACGCGAACGGCGTTCGCGAAGTGGACAACAGCCGAACCTCTCCTCAAGTTACGCAACAGGGGAGCGGTGATGCTGCTGCAGATATTCGTTGACGACGAACGTTCGGTGGCCGACTGGCCATTCGTCCGCCTATTGCGAACTCGGAAATGGCTAGTGCTTAGCGCCCTGGTCGCGCACCTGTATGGCGGGAACTACGTGAGATGGGAGGCGCTAACCGCCGCACTCGGCGGAGTTATCGTTATTCGGCACGAAATCCTTTGGTACGCGGCGGTCGTGCCGCTCGCCCTCATGAGCGGCCAATACCTCGTGAACTTTTATCAGGCGTGGCTTGTGAGATCTGAAACGCTCCGCCGCCGATTTGACGCTTTGAACGAGGCGACCGTTGCAGCAGCGGGAAAGGAAGTCACGGAGGCACACGCCGCTCTACAATCACTGCTCGCAGACCCTAAGCACGTTAAGCTATTGGGGCGGACAGGCGAACTTCAAGCATTGCGGCAGAAGGCCATGCGGCCGCCTCGTCTTGGCGAGACTGATGAGTCAGTGCTGACCCGTCACAGGGCGAAGGAAGATCACGCCGCGGTCGCGGCGGCGCTGGATGCACAGAACGAGGCTCAAAACAGGGTTAACCGCGCAATTGCGAATGACCAGTTTGTCTCGCAATTCGACTTTACCCGCGTAAGAGGTTACCGCTTGGGCGAGTGGTCTCTGGATGCGCTCCGGGTGCTTCCCACGTTCGGCATCGCGATCTCTGCCTGGATAGCGTTGTTCTCGAACTAACCCCGCCCCCACCTGACCCGCCCATCCTCGCGCCCATCGGCCGCATCCGCCCGCCGCCGGATCGCCGGCCCGTAGCTGGCGGCCAGATACACCGCCAGGCCGCCCACGAAGAGCGCATCGAACCAGCCCACGGGCGCCTGGGCCGCGCGGCCGACGCCGGCCCCGACAATGCCGGCGGCCACGGCGCAGAGGCCGAGCCGCTGGGCCAGGCTCATGATCCCGCCCCAGCCCAGCACCGCGGCCAGGACGATGGTGGCGACGACGACGAAGCCGGCGGCGCCGGCGAGGATCAGGGGAAGGCTCACGGCTGCGTCTCCGTGCTGTGGCTGGCGCCCCCTGCCCCTGCCGTAACGCCGCCCGGCCCGATCTGGATCTTGAGGAGGTTCAACGGGTCGCCGGCCACGCGCCGCATCCAGGCCAGGAACGGCGGCAGGCACCCCATGCCCAGCAGGCCGGTCAGGAACTTGATCGCTCCGTCCACCTCGCGCGGCATGACGCCGGGCCAGAACAGGTCCGACACCGCGCTCAGCGCCGGCCCCAGGAACGAGGCGGCCGCCAGGCCGACCGCGACGGCGACGATCCGCCCCCGCGGCGTCAGCCGCTCCAGAAACGCCAACGCCAGCACCGCGCCGGCAAACCCCGGCAGGTATGGCCCGGCCAGCTTGGCCAAGGCCGCCAGGTGCTTCAGCCCGGCCAGCTGCTCGGGCGATTGATCGGCCATCTGGCCCTCCGCTTTCTGATGTGGGCGTGCGACGACAAATGGCTTCGCCCGGCGGGCGGAGCCATTTGTGTTATTCAGGATGGCGGCTTTAGCGAGGGTCCGATTGACCAGGACCAGTGGCCCTAGAAATTCGCTCCGACAACCAGCTGAGCGCTGCCAGTCTCGAACGACACGCCCTTCGGCACACCAGAGAAAATTCCTTGGGAGATGCCATCTTCGGTCAATGGAAAACCGTTCGCCTTGAGGAAGGCATGAATTTCTTCCGCGAATTGGCAGGCCTCTGCATCGCCAACAAGGGCCATGACCGTGATCGCCTTATCCCGCGGCATCTCATTCAGAATCTGCTGCTTAAGGGCAGCGTCCATCTTTCGGGGCTGGGGACCGTGATTATGAATCGGCCCCATATGGCCAAAGTTGTTGCCATTGTTGTTGTAGCTGTCGCCCAAATGGATAACTCCCTTTTCTGGCGTGGGGAGCGAGGCGGCAGGCGACTTCCTGGCCGTTAACAGCAGGATCAGCCAGATCCCCACGCCGATAACGGCGGCAGTTGCACCGACCGGCATGAGCCAATCAGCGTTGAATGCTGGATTTAGGCTGCCAATCATCGCCGCGACCCCGGTTGTGCCGAGGGTCGTTGCGGCGGCGCCGAAGATCTGTCGTCGCTCCATGAGCGATGGATAGCAGACCGCGGCACTTTGGAAATAGCAGCGTTACGCGATGCAATCATGGCGTTCGCTCCCTTCACGGGCCAATGCCTACGCGTCGACCAGCTGCTCGGGATCGAGCGTCTTGACCAGCAGCGTGTAGTCGCGGGCCGGAGCGCAGATCTTGGCGCGCTCCAAGACGAGGGTGCAGTCAGCCTTGCTGAGTTCGACTTCGCCCGGCTCCAGGGCGTTCTCGATACGGATGCCCAGGCGCACCAGTTTCATCTTCTTGTCGCCCTCGCCGTCGCCCGGCAGATGCTGGTCGATTATGTCCAGCATCAGCAGTCCCACGGTCTGCGGGCGACCGCTCTGATAGACCACAGGGTCTCCGGTGCGGGTCAGGACGGGGGCGTTGAGGTTGATCTTGCTCATGGTCTTTCGGTCCCTCAAGTGTTGCAGGGTGGGTGGTCCCGGCCGGAAGCGGCCGGAGGGTTTCAGGGCCATCGCTGGCCCCTAGGCGTCGCCTTCCGGCGCGGGGTCGGGTTCCCACGGCGGGCGGCTGGTCACGATCGGCGGGCTGATCTGGTCGGCGATCAGCTGGGCGATGTGGTCGCGGCGGCTTTGCAGATAGGCCGGGTCGGTGTGGGTCTCGATCCAGCCGACGACCGTCTCCTCGGTCAGATCCGGGAAGGCGATGAATGGCTGCTCGGGCGTCGGGGCCGGGAACTCGGTCGAGGCCGAGGACGTCGCGGTGCGATCCTCTTCGTCGACGCCGGTCATGGTCCAGATGGCGCGGGTGACGACGTCGGTCAGGCCATCGAGGCTGGGGACGCGGTCGAGCGTGTCGACGCGCAGGCTGTAGGTGATGCTCATGGCGAGCCTCCTTGGGGGTTAGGGTTCGATGGCGATCTGCACGGCCGCGCCGGTTGGGAAGAGCGCCATGAGGCGGGTCTTCCCGGAGCCGTTGTCCTCGGCGTAGAGGCGCACGGTGTCGGTAATCGCGGTCGGCGCGGCGCCTTCCTTGATATCCAGCGCTCCGGCGACCTTGAGGTATCGGCCGATGTAGGCGTCGCGGATTTGCGCTGTCGGCGCCCCGAAGTCGTAAGTGCTGTCAGCCCAAGGCAGATACCTGCCGCTAGTGTCCCAATACCAACGGGTCGTGCCGCTTGTGGTTGTGTTATTGGCGGCCGTTGCGACGCGAATTTCGGTCATCGCGTTGAGGACGGACGAGCCACCCCCAAGCGTCATCACGTTTGTTGTCGCGGTTGAGCTGGCGGTTATGAGCCCAACCGGCTCCTCAGCGTTGGTGTAGTGCGTGAGGCCAATTCGCGCTGTCTTTGTGGTGGCATCAGTCAAAACGTCGCCAGTAAGCAGCCCGAACGTGCGGCCATAAGACGTTAGAGACGACGAGCCCGAAGGCGCGCTGCCACCGATCTCAATGCTCGTCCCGAAGTAGCCGGAGCGGACGCGAGAGGAGGTCGTGGCGAGGTCGTAAGTCGCGGCGGCGTTCGGGATGAAGTGGCCGGAAGCGCCAGAGATAAACCACCGCTCAGTGTCGGCAGTGCCAAGCGACAGCGACCGGTTCGATCCCGTCCCCGTCTTGCCGGCCATGAGCTGAAAGTTGCCGCCGGAGTAACGAAGGGACACAAGCTCGCTGTTGGTCCCGTCCGTGGTGCCGTAGACCCGGAAGGCTTGGGCATTGGCCCCGTTCCGCAGGGCCAGGACGTTGTTCGCCTCTACCGCGAGGAGGGCCGAGAGACCGCCCGACGTCGTCAGCGCAACGCTGTCGCCCGCCGCGCCGCCGGTCTGCAGATACTCGCCGTTGGTCAGTGCAAATTGACTAGCCCGAAGCCCGGAGAACCCGCTGTCATCCGCGAGGCGGGCCTGAATGACCGTGCCGACGCGCTTCAGCGACGGAAAGGCGTTCGACGTGCCGCCGAACTGCACGCGGTTGAGGTCGCTGACCGTGCTGTTGGCCAGCAAGATCACGCCGTCGGTCGTCGAGATCAGGCGCGCTGCGTTGTGCCAGCCGATGTAGGAGCCGGTCAGGATGTTCGCGAGGGCGTAGATATTATTCGGCCGCCCAGTCGTCGGCGCGCCGATGTTGTAGACCCCATCGGCGGCGGTGATGTAGTGGCCGGAGTTGTTCCAAAGCCACCGGGCCGTGCCCGTCGTCGTGGTCGTGCTCGCGCCGGTATAGACGTAGACCGACGTCGCCGCGTTGCCCGAACTGTGACCGCCGCCGATATAGATCTCAGACGCCGAGACGGTCGAAGCGGCCACCGCGATAAGCAGCGGCTCTTCGGCGTTCGTGTAGTGGGCGAGGCCGATGCGCGTCTGCTTGATCGTCGCGTCGGTGACGTTGTCGCCGGTGATCAAACCCCAGCTTTGTCCGAGCGCGTGAATGCTGGGTGCGGCAGTCGCCACCCCAGCAGGCGCAGCGCCGCCGATTTTCAGGTTGCGAGAAAGGTAGACATCTCGCCACCGCGACGAGGCCGTCCCCAGGTCCCGCGTCGCATCCGCATCCGGCCGCCCCACGCCCGCGACGGTGACGATCCCTGGCTCAAAGGTCGCGACATGCTGGCCGCCGGCCGCGATGCCGAGCTGCTGCGAGCCCGGGGAATACAGCCCCGTGCCCGCATCCGCGCCGACCGCCAGGCCGACAGCTAGAGCGACCCCGGCCACCACCCGCAGCGCGCCGGTCAGCACGCCGCCGCTCAGGGGCAGATAGCCGCTCTCAATCGCGCCGACGCGCGAAGTCAGGGACGTGTCGACGCTGTTGCGGGTCGCCTCCTCGGTCGAGAGGCGCGTCTCCAGCGACGTGTCCGCCGCTGCTCGCGCCCCTTCTTCGGCCGAAATCCGCGTCTCCAGGCTTACGTCGGCGCTGTTCAGCGCCGCCATGGTCGTGGGGTCGAAGTAGCCGGTCGCGCCCAGGTGGGTCACCACGATGGTCGGTGGGCCCTCCGTCTGTTGCACGGTGATCGTCGCGCCGGACCAGCTGCTCGGCCCCGGCGTCACGGGGGCGCCGCCGGCCGGTGCGGTGTTGAACCCGTAGACGATCATCCGCGCCGACCACAGCGTGCACGGGGGCGAAACGGATTCGTCGTGCAGGGCGTAGTGCAGGGCATAGTCCAACGGCAGGGCCGCCATCTGTTCGCGCGTCACCGTTGATCGCCGGCTGTACGCGTCCTCTCCCGGCGTGGTCAGCACGCGAAGCCAACCTCCGACCTCCAGAACAAGGTCGCGGTCAGACAGGTCCAGAAGGTCGCCTTCTTTCGAGCGCACCTGCCAGACCAGCTCCAGCCCCGATCGGCCGTGCACGTTGATGTTGCCGGTGTCCTTGTCGACCACGGCGCGCTGGATGGCGGTCATGTTGGCGTCCTGCGGTGAAGCGGGTTGCGGTGGCCCGCGCCCTGCGGCGCGGCTGTCGCTAGAAGCTGGGCGGGGTCGCCCAGGGGCGAGGCGTCACCCCCGCCTTGATGTCGTCGATGCGTCCTCGCCAGGCCTCGCGCACCTCGGCCCAGGCGGCTCGCTGCTCCGCCGTCAGGCGGTTGTCCGGCTGCTGGGTCCAGTCCGACGCGGCCAGAAGACGATCCCGCTTGGCCCGGGCATGGGCGAGGTCGTCTTCAGGCGAGCGGGCGATGGTGACGCGGGCCATGTTCAGTCCACCGTGATGCGCTGGCGGATCGGCGCGTAGGGAAAGCCGTGCACCTCGACGAGGAAGCGGCCGGGCGAAGCGAATGCGATCTCCAAGCCTTCCTCGTCCGCCTCGCCGATGTCCTCGCCATCGACGCGGACGCAGACCCCGGCGGGCACAGCCAGATGCAGCACCGCGCCCAGCTCGACGGCCGCCGGCAGCACGACCGGCAGCACTGGCCGCGGAGCCAGCACAGGCGGCGAAGCCGTCTCGTCGACCATGATCAGGTGCTCGGCCGTCCCGAACGGCGCGTCGATCACCGCGCAGCCCTCCGGCGTGTTCTGCGCAATGAACGACGGTGCGCCCCCTAGCGTCTTCAGGATCTCGCCAGTGCCGACGACGTAGACGGCCACGTTTCGGGTCAGGGCGGTCACTTCTTCAGCTCCGTACAGACGAGGGTCCGCACGCCGATCTGGACCGCCGCGCCGGTGTTGTTGCGGGCGTAGACGCTGAAGGTGTGGCTGCCCGCCGATAGCCCCGACAGCATCACGGAGAAGGACGTGTTGTTCTGGATGTCGGCGCCGGAGCTGGTCTCGACCGGGATGACATAGGAGTACCCCGTCGGGCTCGCGCCGCCGGTGTAGGTCGCGTCGACGTAGACGTAGAAAAACAGCTCCTGCTGCTCGGTGATCAGCCAGGCCATGCTGAACACCAGCCAGACGTCCCCGCCTTCGGTCGTCATGCCGACAGACCCCAGCAGCCAGCCGATCGTGTTGTTGTTGGTCAGCGTCGTCGGGAAGGTCTGCTGGGCCTGCCCGGGCAGGGTCACGGCGTTATTGACGATCTGCGGCGTGTCGACCTGGTCCAGCGTGGCCAGATCGCCCTGGTTCACGACTGTGGCGGCCTCCAGGGGCGGCGACGTCACCGGCTCCCAGTCGGAAGCGATCCAGGCGCGCTCCATCCCGCCCAGCGGGATCAGGCGCACCTCGACGGCGGCGTTGCTGCCGACGCCGGCGGTGATGTCCGCCACCCCGGCCTGGACGTCCTGGATGATGGTCTGGGTCGTCTCCGTCTCGCCGGCCAGGCGCACCTCCGCCCGGATCGCCCAGACGCCCTCGTCCACCGGCGTGTCCCAGGTCACCCGCACGCCCGGCACGCCGGCGATGTCGACTGGGCTCGCCGCCACCGTGTCCAGCTCCAGCGCGGTCGGCGCGGTCGTCCCGGACGGCGGCGGCGCGCCCGGTGTCACCTCGTCGGTCGCGGCCGTCCAGGCGAAGTCGCTGGCGTCGATCTCCGCCAGGCTCAGCGTGACCCGCCGCGCCGCCGACAGCACATGGCGCTTGATCTGCCACACGCGCGACGCCCCGCCGTCGTACCGGGCCGAGGTCCAGGTGATCCAGTCGCCCTCCTCGAGGTGCGAGAACCAGGGCGGCAGCGTGATGGTCCGCGTGCGCTCGCGCCGAACGCGCCGGCGACGGATCTCGCCGCAGCGCTGCGCCTGGGTCCCGCTCGTCACCAGCGCCAGATCCAGCGTCTCCTCCGCCGGCCCGCGATCGGCGACGATGTCCGTCAGCGACCGACGGATCGGCGCGGCGTGTGTCTGCCAGTTCTGCGTCGGCTCGACGTAGCTGGGGATGATGCTGTTCACCCGCTCCGGCGAGGGCAGGAAGTCGCTCCACAGCACCGGTTCGCCGGTCACCAGGTCATCGTCGGTGATCGCGGCGACGCTGGCCTTTGCCACGCCGGGCGCGATGTCCACGGTCCCTTCGGGCTGGATGATCTCGCCGGCCATCGCCGCGGCGAACATCTCCTCGACCTCGATAAAGGTCTCGTCGGCCCGGATCACGCCGCCGACACGATACCGCTTCTCCGTCCCGCCGGCCTTCAGCGCCACCGTCTCGTCGCAGAGGTTGGCGGGCGCGAACGCCCGAGCCGGGGGCGCCTCGGTCTCCGAAAGGCCGCGTCCGATCAGCAGGTGCTGCGGCTGGTCCACCTGGTCCAGCGCGTAGATCCCGCGCGCCCAGTTGTAGCGGCAGAGATAGGCGTTCTCGCTCCACTCCCAGGTCGACGGGTTCGTCCAGCGGTGCGAGCCCGATCCGCCGACCGTCGAGTCCTTGCGCGGGTCATAGAGCTTCTTGCCCCGGACCAGCATCTTGAAGGCCGGGCGACCGGCCGCGAACACCTTGCCGTTGGCGTTGTACTTGTAGTCGAAGACGACGTAGGCGACGCCCTTCAGGTCGTCGTTGGTGAAGCCGCCGCCGACCTGCAGGCTGGCCGGAAAGGTCTGGGTGGCCGAGCCGTTCCGCCAATAGACGTCCAGCTTCGGATCGCCGTTCCGGTAGAACGACGGATGCGGTCCGTCCGTCGTGAAGGTGAAATACTCGTCGTCGACCCAGAACCCTTCTAGGGCGTCGCACAGGTGGTCGGCCACGGCGATGACCAGCACTTCGCGGTCGGTGCCGTGCTTGCCGCCGTAGTTCCATCCCCACAGTAGCGTGCCCCCTGTCTGGGCGCGGCCGAAGATGGCCTCCCGCGGCTGTTCGCCGAGGCTGAGGGTGGTCACGCTGGCCTGCCGCGCCGCCTGCTTCTGCTTGGGCGCCAGCAGTTCGGTCGCCAGCCGGCTCACGCCGGCCATCAGCGCGGCCTTCAGCGTGTAGCTGGCCACCGCCGCGATCGCCGAGGCCGCGGCCGTCGAGACCCCGATGCTGGTCAGGCCCGCCGTGATCGCGGGGACGACGAACGGCATCAGGCCGCTCCGGTCGGGCGCGGCCGCTCGATGGACCAGGCCTTCAGCATGGCGCCGCGGGGCAGGCGGATCAGGCCGTCACGGCCAGGCGCGGCCAGCGTCTCCCCCTCGATGACCGCCAGGCTCTCCTCGCCCGCCCGCCGTCCGCTCGCGACCAGCGCGATGTCGCCGCGCTGCGCCAGCGCCGGGGCGATCGGCTCGAAGCGCGCCTCGACGATGGCCTCGATCCCGCCATAGCGCCGGATGACCCGGCTCGCGCCCCGGGCGCTGTTGTACCGCCCGCGCTCGTCGGCCCAGACATCCAGACCGGTCTGCGCCTTGGCGGCGTCGAAGGCGAAGCTGCAGCAGTCCTGCTCGGCGCCGCCGCGCCGCCAGCCGAACGGCGTCGCCAGCCGCTCGCCCAGGAAGGCGACCAGCGCATCGTGATCCCGCATGCCCGCCTCCCTAGCCGGCGCTTCTTCTGGACTGGGCCAGGGCGATCGCCCGGCTGATGACGCCGGTGTGGCCCCGCGTCAGCGCCGAGGAGGCCCGTTCGGGGGGCTTGCCGCCCCAGTAGAGCGTCACCTCGCCGGCGTGCGAGATCCGGCGGAAGCCGCCATCGGTCCCGTTGATCAGCCGCTGGTCGGCGTCGGTGCGCATCCGGCCGCCACGGCGGCCGGCGCCGCGCGCCGCCCCCTCGATCTTCAGCCGGAACGTCGCCTCGCCGCCGGACGTCTCCTCTCCAGGCAGGCTGTCCACCCGACCCCGGATGCGCACTTCGGTCTCCAGCATCGTCGCCCCCGTGGCGTTGAACAGCAGCCGGCGACAGATCACCGGCGCGCCGCGAAGTCCGGAGAGGGTGCGCAGGATCTCCGTATCGGCGTCGGCCGCCGACAGGATCACCTCCGCGCCCTGCTCCTCGCCCCCCAGCGTGCCGCCCGTCTCCGCCAGCATGAACCGGTCGCCCAGGCCGATGTGCGTCACCCCGTCGATGACCAGGGCGCCGTACCCGCCCCAGAAGGCGGCGGGCGTCGGCGTCATGATCGCCATGGCGCCGGCCTCCAGGATGTCGCCCGCCAACAGCGCGGTCTGCGTCGCCGCCGCAAACGTCCTCACGCGATCAGCTCCTGCCGGGCGACCAGCGTCGCTTCGATGTTCTTGCGGCGGTCCATGGAGCCGACCTTGGTCTCCGGCCGCCGCTTCATCAGGCAGGCCGGCCGGTCGAAGCTGAAGGTCGTTCCCCCCGCCACCAGCGTCGGCACCGGCGGATAGACCTCCGCCGTCAGCACGCCCGAGCCGTTCGCCACCGCCGCCGTGACGAACCGGTGCAGCGACCGCTTCCAGCCGCCGGTGTCCCAGCGAAAGTCGCCGTAGTCGCAGAGGCTCACGGTGAATCCGACAGGCAGGGTGTTCAGCGTCAGCAGCGTGCGCGTCGCGTCCAGCGACCAGCTGGTCGTCGAGCCGTCGAACGCGCCGCCGCCGGCGCGGGTCATCCCCGCGAACCCCGACGCGTGCGCCCGCGGGTAGGGGCGGCTGACGTCCCGGGCGTGGAAATGGTTCCGGCCGCCCGCCAGCCGGTCCATGAAGGCGCGCCAGACGGACGAATTGGATTCGCCCGCCTGCCCCGGCACATACTCCGCCTCCCAGCGCGGAAAGCCCGCCGTCACCGAGCCGGTCCGGCCGCTGTTGGTCGGGCTCTCATAGTCCACCCGGTCGACCTCGAACCGCTGCTGGGCGACGCCGGTCGCGGGCATGTCCAGTACCGCCATCGCCGTCACCCGAACCGCAGTTGCCGCCGGCCGTAGGCTTCGCGCACCGCCGCCACGGCCAGGGCCGGCAGATCGTTGCGCAGGGCGTCGACCGCGCCCTCAATGCGGCGCGCCGCCGCCGGGTCCGCCCCGCGGGCGTCCACAGTGACGCCGCCGAGACTCAGGTGGATCGCGCCGGCCTGGCCGCCGCCCCGCAGCGCCGCCCGCAGCATGTCGATCGACGAGCCGGTGCTGCGGATCTTCGCGCCCGCGGGCAGATAGCGAAGTTCCGGGCCTTCCTCGCCCACCCATGACCAGCCGCCGGGCGCGCTTTCGGTCCCGCGGGCGAAGGACGAGAAGATCGGCGGCGTGCCGGTCCAGTCGCCGGCGCCGCCGCCGGCGCCGCCGAAGATGTCGCCGATCCAGCTGCCGAACACGCCGCCCATGTCGCCGCCGGTCGGGTTGTTCTGGCCGAACAGCCAGTTTTTCAGCGGGTTGATCGCCCACAGCTTGATCATCTCGGCGATGATCTCCTGGATGGCGTCCAGCCCCGCCTGCTTCCAGGCGTCCCAGTCGTCCTCGCCCTTGGCGATCAGATCGCCGAACCGGTCCAGCGTCCGGCTGCCGGTGTCCTCGATGATGTCCCAGGCCGCGCGGGACCGCTCCAGCTGCTGCTCGATCAGTTTCAGCTTGTCGAAGTTGTCGAGGATCTCGCGGCCCTCGGCGCTGGTCGCATCGATCTTCTGGCGCTGCAGCTCCAGGATCAGCCGCTCGCGGGCCAGGCGGGCGTCCAGATGGCGCGGGTCGGTTCGCAGGATCTCCGCTTCCTTGGCCGCCAGCGCCAGGGCCTCCTGCTGGTCCCTGACCGTGTCGGCGGCGTACTGCGCGCGTGACAGACGGGCGCGGGTGCGCGCTTCGTCCTCGGCGGCCGATATGGCGGCGCGGCCCTCGGCGCTGTCGCGTGGAACACCCTTCGCGTCCAGTTCCTGCTCGGCCTGCTGGCGGGCGATGGCGACGGCCCTGTCCTCGTCCGTGGCCCGCACCAGGCGCAGCTCGGTCTCCATCAGCGCGATCGACCGCCGCGTGGCCGCCGTGTCCGCCAGCAGCGCCTCCCGGGCGCGTTCAGCGTTCAGGTCGCCATAGGAACGGGTCAGCCGGTCGATGACCTGCTGCAGGGCCGTCTTCGCCTCGCCCTCGGCCAACGTCAGCGCGATGGTCATCGGGCGCAGCTGGTTCTCCAGCGTCAGTTGACGCGCCGCCGCCTCGGCGGTCATCGCGCCGGATGCGACCGCGTCGTTCAGCCGGCGGCGGCTCGCCGTCTCGTCCTCCATCTCCGCCACCGCCTTGGCGCCGGCGCTCGCCTGCTCGGCGATGACCAGGGTCAGCTGCTGGCGGATGCGCAGGTCGGCGTCCGCGCCGCTGCGCGCGGCCCGCGTCGCGGCCGTCCGCGCGGCCTCGGCCTTCATGCCGTCGGCGCTGCTTTTCAGGTACGCCTCGGCGGCGGAGAGCGCGCCGCGGGCGTTGGCCTCCAGGCTTTCGGTCTCACGGGCCAGGGCGGCGGCGTGACGGCCCGAGGAGCGCGTGGCGCCGTCCTTCTTCTTCTCGAGTGCCGAAATCTGCCGATCGGTCGCAGCGATGGCCTCCCGCGCGCGTGCCTGTTCGGCGGCCGACCTCTTCGGGTCGGTCGAGTCGGCGACAAAGCGAGAGCGATCCGCCTGCAGCTGGCGAATGCGAGAGTCTTCAGGGAACACGCGGTCGTAGGCGGTGCGCGAGGCTGCTTCGGCCGCGGTCCTGCGCTTTTCTTCGGCGTTGGCTTGAAGCCGCCGTTGCCGGTCGGACTGCTCACTTCTGAGACGGGCAAGCTCCTCCCGACCTCGGATGGCCTCACCGCCGATCATGTAAGGTAGCGACTTCTCGAGCGTCGCTATCCGCTCTTCATCCGTCACATAGAGAAACTTGCCGAGACGGTCAGTCGCGGTGCCGATAGCGCGGCCGACAGCGTCCCAGGCCGACTCGATATCAGTCGCGTAGTCTTTGTGCTTGAGCAGGCGGGGTTCCAGCGCGTCGAGCAGCACCATCTGCGCGCCTGTCAGGTCGTTCTGTCGCTGCATGCTTTCGATGAGCCGCAGTGTCGCCGTGTCCACGGCGCCGATCTCGACGCCCCAGGTCGCGGCGGCCCTGGCCGGATCAGCCATCGCGTCGGCGAGACGCCGCGTCGACGCCGCCGCTTCCTCGCCAAAGGTCACTTGGTAGTCACGCCCGCGCTCAATGAGCCGATCGAGAACCTCGATCCCCACCTTGCCCGTGTTCAGGTAGGCTACGGCCTGTTCCCTGGCAGCCTTCTCGCTGATCTCGCCGGCGCGGGCCGACTCTTCGGCCATCTCGATGACCTGCTGGCCGGTCATGCCGGCGGCGCGGCCAAGACCGTCGGCAGCCGCCTCAACCGCGAGAACCGAGCGTGCGTACTTCTCGTGCGCGACGCCGGCGGCGATGACTGCGCCGCCGACAACAGCCACTGCTGCGCTCACGCCTAGCAGCGCCGCCGATGCCCGGATGCCCGACGTCGCCATGGCGTCGAGGATCTGCGGGCCCTGCTGGATGGCGATCATCGCGGGGTTCATGCCCATGGCGGCGGTCACAGCCACGTCCGCGCCCTGGCGGACCAGGTTCAGTCGACTGGCCTTCTCCAGGCGCGTCAGGCCGGCGCTCTGCCGGCCGAGCGCGGCCGTCGTCTCGTCCAGCCGCTTTCGGGCCAGCGCCTCGGCCGCAATCTGCTCCTGCTTGGTGATCAGTCCCTTGGCGGCCAGCGCATTGTACTCGGCGATCTCGGCGTTCAGCCGCGCCTGCGCCGCGCCCAGCGGGTCGATCTGCGCCTTCAGCAGCGCGGCCTTGGCCTGGGCGCGCTCGAACGCCTCGGCCTCGGCCTCGAAGATCGCCGCAGACTCCCGCGCGCTGGCGCTGGGCGTCCGGTCGACGCCCAGCAGGGCGTTCAGCTTCTGCTGCTGCTGCCAGGCGGCATGGGCCTCGCGGCCCGCCTGCGCCATCGCCAGCCAGCGCTTCTCCGCCCGCTCGGCCGCCGTGGTCGCCCGGTCCGTGGCCGCGGCCGCCGCGTCATAGGCCTGCGTCGCGGCGGTCTTGATGTCGGCGAAGTCGCGCTGGACCTCGACCTTGCCCTCCGACTTCAGCCGGTAGGCGATCTGGCGAACCTGATTGGTCACGTCTCGTCGTCCTTCCGGTACGCGTGGACCACCAGCCTTTCGACCGGCGACAGCACATCAGTGAGGAGGATGGCGGCCCGGCCCCGGACGCCCGCGAAGGCCGCCGTCGCCAGCACCGCGTTGAAGTCCAGGCCATAGACCCCGCCCTGGGGGCCGAGGCGCAGCTGCATCTCGCAGGTCTGGATTAACCGCCAGACCTGCTCGCCTTCGACCGTTCGGACTTCGTTTGTCCGGTACGGGCACTCGGCACAGGTTTCCGGGCATTCCCGGCAGTAGCTTTCGCCTCCGTCGAAGTGCCATTCGGCGAGGGCGATGATGCGTTTTTTTCCTGTTCCATCAGCAGCGCCGGCGTGACGTAGGCCGCATCGACGGCGTCATAGGCCTTCGGCGACTGGCGCAGCAGCGCGCGCAGGGACTCGGGGGTCAGGGGCAGGGGCTCCTCGCCCGTCTCGCCGCCGACGCCCTCCCAGGCCAGCGCGCCCCACTCCGCGGCGGCGGCGATGAAGGCGAATTGCGCGTCGGCCAGGCTGCCGCCGGCTTCGCGGGCCTGTCCGGCGGCGCGGCGCGCGGCCAGCAGCAGCGGGGTCGGTTCGGCCGGCCGGAACTGGATGCGGACGCCGTCCAGGACGTCGACCCAGAACGGCTCGGCGTCGTTGGCGGTTGAAAGTCGGAACATGAGGATCTCCGGGCCCGGTGCGAAACGGATTCGCACCGGGGTGTCTGGGGGCTGCGAAGCGGGCGGCGTCAGTAGCTGGCGACGTCGTTGACGAGGGTGACGATCAGGGTCTTGCCCAGCGTGTCGTGCCTCTGGGCCATGCCCTCGTAGGTGGCCTGGATGCCGCCGGGGCCGGTGATGGGCCGCTTGGCCTTCGGCGGCAGGCGCACGCTCGGCAGGCGGAAGGTCAGCGACTTGCCCGCGCCCAGCGACCAGCCGAACGAGACGTCGACGGCCGCCTTCGACGCCGCCAGGGCCTGCATCACGGTATCGGCGAAGCGCAGGACCAGCTGGGGCGTGACGCTGAACTGCGCCGGATCGGCGCCGTCGATCCGGCCGTCCGGGCGGATGTTCTCGGCCTTCTCCAGACCGTTCGAGATCGACAGACGGCCGGAGACCACCTCGCCCAGCGGCACGCCCTGCCGCGACACCAGACCGATCGCCTGCACGAAGCGCTCGAGGGTCGCCTCCGACGGCGTGCCGGCGGTGGTCGCCGCCACCGGGTCGGTCTCGCCCTGGCAGACCAGCGAGAGGGTGGCGTTCAGGTGGCCGCTGCGCTGCAGGGCGATGACCATGCGGTCGAGCATCGCGCCGTAGCTGGTCGAGAAGGCGGGAACGTCCGGCTGCCCGATCTCGATGGCCGCGTCGGGCAGGCTGAGCGCGCCGCTGCTGAAGACGTGGTTGTAGGGGCCCGAGGCGGAGCCGCCCGCGAGGGTGGCGGCCGAGGCCGTGGCGTTCGACGCCGGGGTGGTGCTGGCCGCCAGGGCGACGCTGTTGCCGCCGGTCCCGATGGTCTTGGACGTCACCACGATGGTGTTGCCGTCCAGGTTCAGCGCGTAGGTCTGGGCCAGAATGGCCGCCACCGCCGAGGCGTTCAGATGCCAGACCGCGTTCTGCAGCGTCTCCTTCAGGGTCGCGCCGATCTTCACCTGGTTGGCGACCGGGGTCCCGGTGACGAAGGTGATGGCCTGGCCGCCGATCGAGATGGTGGCGTTGTTGGCGGGCTGGGCGGTGAAGACGAATGAGCCCGAGGCGGCCACTCCCTGCGTCGTCGTCGGCGCGCCCAGCAGCATCTTCAGCCAGACGCCGAACCGGCGAAGGTCGACCGGCACGGTGATGTCGCCCTCGTTGTTCACGACGTCTTCGGAAGGCGGCAGCGCCTCGCGCCCCGCGCCCAGCAGGTCGCTTTCGATCAGGCCCTGTTCTTCGCCCAGGTTCGACTGGGCGAAGGGCATCTTCATGTAGCCGGAGCCGGGAATGGCCCCGTAGGTCGAGGCGAAGGCGAGCGCCATCACCGAGTTCGCACCACGCGCGCGCGCCATGGCTGTCTCCAGTTCAGTGGGTGTGAGGGGTAGTTCGCCCCGCCTCAGGCGAGGGGGTTGGTCACGCCGTAGTGGGCGATCAGGTCCACGTCGGCCCAGCGGCCCGGCTCGATGCCGAACGACTCGATCGCGTCGGTCACCGGGGCGCCGACATCCAGCCAGTCGACCAGCCCGCCCAGCGTCCGGTCGGCCATGATCGCTTCACCGAGGGGGCGCAGCATGTCGTCGAGCACTTCCCCGGCGCTTCGGCCGCCGCTGGCGTAGGTTCCGATCTCCAGCGGGATGCGGTGTTCGTACCAGTGGGTCAGCGGCGACAGAGTAATCTCCACCGGATCGCCCGGATCGCCGTCGCGGATGACAACGTCGCCGCCCGCGCTGATGGACTGGGGCTTGTCGCGGTTGCGCGCGACCTCGGCGTAGGGCAGCGCGCTCCTGGCCAGGCGCAGCACCGCCTCCAGCACCTGTTCCCGCTTGCTGGCCAACGGCTACCTCCAGTTCCTGGCATAGATGGCCGGCATATCCGCGCCGACCCGAGCGGCGTGCGCGGCCAGATCCAGCAGCTTGGGGACCTGCACCCGGGGCACGAGGATGAACACCACCAGCGTCCGACCCTCGGGGCCGTAGAGCTTGGCCCCGCGACCGCGAGGGCTGTACTTCCGGGCGCGGCCGTAACGGTCCCGCGCAGCCGCGTCGGCCACCAGGAGGCTCGGCCCGTTCCGGCGATAGACGAAGCGCAGGCGGATGCCGGTCCGCCGCTCGAAGCCGCCCGGGGTGATCCGGGCGGTTCCCCGGCTGCCGTCGGTGCGCGGCGCGCGCTTGCCCGCCGCCTCGGTCGGAATCGCCAGGAACAGCCCGCGCGCGCTGCGGATGGTCGCGCCCCGGTCGAACACGTCGATGATCTTGCTGGCCTTGGTGTAGACCCAGGCCGAGGCGTCGATGCTGGTCCCTGACGACGGGAAGACCTTCATCCGCCAGGCCTTCTCCAGCCGATGGCCGAGCGCCGCCCGCGTCTCGTCGCGCACCTCGCCCAGCAGCAGGCCGCCGCCTTCGCGCATCGACGCCGTCACGGTTGCGGCAAGGTCCTCCTCATGGCCGCGGAGCGTCTCGTCCAGGCCGGTCAGGGTCATGCCGTGCCGCATGTCAGCCCTCGGCGACCTCGCACAGCCATTCCAGGCCGTTCGCCTCGAGCCTGGGCTGGGCGATCACCCGGAAGGCGCGCGGCGGGGTGGTGACGGCGATCCGGTCGCCGCCGGCGGCGGCCGGAGCCTCGGAAAGGCGCACGTGGATCAGGTTGCGGCGGCGGACGTCGCGGCCGGCGCCGTACTCGGCCTCCACGTCCTCGGTGGAATGGCGGACAGTCAGCGGTGTCGCCGCGGAGCCGTCCACCGGGGTCCAGACGGCGGCGAGGCCGTAGGTCCGGTAGACGGCGTCGAGCAGTCGCGCCTCCCTGTCCGCCATGCCGGTCATCAGCCTAGACCTGCGGGGTCAGGCGGATGACGCCGCTGGTCGCGCCCGAGATGGCGCCGCCGGCGATGGCGTAGCCGGCCTTGGTGTTGTTGGTCGGCGTCTTGGTGAAGTTCTTGGCGGTGTCATCCCAGTACAGGGTGTCGCCGTCGCTCCAGGCCGCGCCGGTCGCCTTCGGCACCGTGTAGGCGCCTTCGGTATAGCCCACGACCGCGGTGCCGTTCAGGGCGGCGAAGGCGGCGATGGCGATGATCGCGCCGACCTTGAACGGCGCGCCGGAGGCGACGTCGTAGGGCGCGACGAGGTCGAGGGCGACGCCCTCGGAGTGCTTGGTCTTCATGGTCAGTCCTCGGAGGGTCGCCGCTGGGCGGGCGGCCGGAAAGCGGGGCGGCCGGATAGCCGCCCCAGCCCGTCAGGCTCAGGCGCCCGGGTTGCGGTAGCCGAAGCGGTAGTCCTGGGCGCCGCAGCCGAAGTCGTGCTCCAGCGACACCTTCACGCCCTGCTGGCCGAACACGTCCTCGATCCGCAGGCGCGGGGCGGTGAAGCCGTCCAGCAGGCCCCAGGTCCAGTTCGTGCCGAACGCCGGGTCGGTGTAGAGCTCCCAGGCGTTGCCGGTCAGCTGGCCGCCGACCACCACCTTCAGCTTGCCCGCGAACGGGTTGTAGGCGGCGGTGCTCGGGTTGACGACCGGGGCGACAGCGTCCTCCGCCTCGGTTTCCTTGTCCGGCGACACCAGCAGGATGGTCGGGGCCAGGCCCATCGCCACCCCGCCCAGGTTCTTCATCTTGCGCAGCGCCGCGCGGCCGGCCGAGAGGGCCGCCTTGTCGATCACCGTTCCGCTGGCGGCCAGGTTGCCGTGGTCCGCGTGGAACACCCGCTTGCCGTCCTCGAGCAGGACCGGGCCGGCCGCGTTGGCCAGCTTCATGGCGAAGAAGGTGAACTCCTCGAACAGGGCCACCGCGATGCCCTGGCTGGCCAGGATCTGGTCGATGGCGCCGAGCCGGTCGTTGACCAGCAGCTGCCGCGAGAGGCCGAACTGGATGCCGTAGGCGCCGACGGTCACGCTCTCCTTCTTCTCGCCGAAGGTCCCGAACTTGATCTCGCCGCTCTCGGCGACGGGCTTCAGCTGCGGGAAGTCGCCGGGACGCAGGATCTCGTGCGCCCGGAAGTCGGCGAACGTCATCTGGCGGGCGATCTGGCGATAGATCGGCGTGGCGGCCTGGTAGGTCTCCTCCAGCCGGGTGTTCATCGCGCCGCTGAGCAGGATCGGGAAGTCCGACGTGGTGTGGAAGGCCCGCTCGAACACGGCGATCCGCTCAGCGGCCGAACGGGGCATGTCCCGTTCGCCGAGCGCGACCGCGGCCATCTCCGAGATCGACATGCGGACGAAGCGCTGGGCGTTGGCGTCGATCTCCGGGCGGGCGCCGCTCTCCATGCGCAGCTGGGCGACCATGGCGGCCCGCATCCCGTCGCGTTGCGCCGCCTCGACGTTGTCGTTGACGCGACCGGCCGCGCCCGCCGGCACCTGGCCGGTGTTGCCCAGCTGGCGGGTGGCGGCGGCGGCCAGGATGGCGTTGCCGATGCTCTCGCGGGTCGCGCCCGGCGCGGTGAAAGCCGAGCGGGTCTGCTCGTCCACGCCCAGGGCGCGGGCCTGGTCCTGCATCTGCAGGATATCGGCCGCCGACAGCGGCGAGACCCCCTGCGGGGCGCTGCGGTCGCCGTCGGAAGGCGGCGAGACGGGGGCCGGCGCGGGGGCCGGCTGCGGAGCCGGATCGGCCGCGCGCTCGGTCGTCGTCGGCGTCGCCGGCGGCGTGGCCGGGGCGGCCGCGGCAGCCGGGGTCGAGGCCGCGCCCCGGTCGGTGTTCGGGTCGTGCGTGGCGCGGCTGCCGAGGGCGGTGCCGGCCAGGAGAGAGCGACGCATGTCGTTGTCCTCTTCGAAGCCGCCCAGGGGAGCGGCCGTGGTTCCGGGGGATGGGGCCGCAGACCGAACCCCGGCGTTCGGGTCGGCGGGAACGGAGACGAGCGAGGCTTCCAGCAGCTCCCAGCTGCTGGCGCGCCAGACCTCGTGGTCGTTGTCGATGACTTCGACGAGCTGCCAGGAGCGGACCTGGTAGCCGATGGAGATGCCGGTCAGCTCGCCGCGCTGGATCATCCCGGCCAGCTCCTCGCCGCGGGCGGTGTCGGCCAGGCGGACGCGGGCGGTCAGGACGCCGCCCGCCAGGGCCACGCGCTCAACCACGCCGATGACGTCGCTGCTGTTGTGGTTGAACAGGAACCGGACCTGGTTTCGATCGACGCGGGTCAGGTCGATGGCCGAGGCCGCCATCGACAGCTCCTCGGACCACCAGAAGCGCCGCACCCGCACGCCTGTCGCCAGCACGACGTCGATCGTCCGGGTCTCGGCGTCGTAGGACGAGCCGGAGAACAGGGCGTAGCGCACCTGGTTCGCTTCCGGGCAGCCACGACGCTCCTGCGCCTCGGCAGGCGTGTTTCGCGTGAACATGGGGGGGTCCTTCGGCTAGACGCCGTCGCCGGCGATGAGGCGGGTCGCCGCTTCGATCAGGGCCTGCTCGCCCTTCGGCTGCAGGTAGCCGACGGCCGGCTGCAGGGCGCCGGAGCCGTTGACCTTCCGGGCGTCGGCGTCGGACGCCAGGCCGTACTTGTCGAAGATGGCGTTGATCTCGGACTGCAGCTTGGCCGCCGACTCGACAGACAGGCCGCGCTCGGCCAGCAGCTCGGCCATGGCGCCGGGGATGGCCCGGGCCTCCAGAATCTTGGCCATGATGTCCTTCAGCGGATCGACCCAGGGGCGCGGCGGCAGCGTCCATTCCGCATAGACCTCGGCCAGCTCAGGCAGGCCGAGCTGAAGCGATGCGCGCCGCATGACCCGCGCGAACGCCGGATCACAGCCCTGCGGGATGAAGGTGTTGAATCCCCAGTCGTCGAGACGGGCGTGGAAGCCGACCGTATCGGTCCGGATGCTGCTGTAGTTGGCCTGGCTGACGTCGCCCGTGCCCAGGTGCTGGGGAATGCCGCAAGCGGCCAGGGCCGACCACGCCTGGGCGCGCAGGAAGCCGTCGGAATCGCCCGACGAGCTGGGGTTGATGACGGTCGGCGGTTCCTCGCCGGGCTGGCCGGTGATGATCGAGCCCGGGCGCAGCGTCTCCCAATCGGGGCCGCCGCTCTGGCTCTTGCGCTCGCCCAGACCCGGCAGCTGACCGGACTCGCCGGGCCGCCGGAACACGGTCAGGCAGGCCTCCAGCCGCTTTTTGACGCGGATCGCCTCTTCGATCTCGGCGATGTCGTCGAACTTGCGAACGGCGGCATGAAACCAGGGCGCGCCGCGCGTCATGCCGGCGCGGGTTTCCTCGAACACATGGTCGACGTCGCGCGCATCGATGCGAACGATCCTGCTCGACCGGCGCGCCAGCAGATCCCCGGGATGCTGGGTGTGCATGTGGTAGGCGACGCGTATGCCGTCCGCGTCGAACTCGACGCCGCCGACGATCTTGCCGCCGTTGTCCAGGTGCCGGTTGATCGTGTGATCGATGAAATCGCCCTCGACCACCTGCACCAGGCCGTCCGCGACGCCGCGGTACGAGCGCCAGATAAGCGCCGCGTCGCCGCGCCCGATCGTCGCCAGCGCCATCAGTTTCTGGACGCCGTAGAAATCGTTTCGCCCGTCGACGCGGGACCGGGCCCAGGCGTCCCAGATGACCTGCGCGCGCTGCGCGATCTCCGGCTTGGGATGCACCGCCCGCGCGGTGATGCCGTCTCCGATCAGCGCCACCACGAGGTTGCGTTTGGCGGCGGCGACATAGCTGTTGTCTCGCTCCATACGAGCGACGTTGTTGCGCATGACCCCCAGGTCGCCGATCAGTTCGGCGTCTCCGGAGCCGCCGCCGGCGCGCCGGCCGTTCGCCAGGCGGCCACGGTCGGCGGCCTGGTAGCCGCGCTGCTGGCGGAAGGACTCATAGCCCTGCCGCCAGACTTCCCGCTGCATGGCCGCGCGAGGCGACACCACCGCGATCAGGTCGGACAGCCAGCGCATCAGTCCGCGCCGAAGGTGACGAGGGTGACGCCATAGCCCGCGCCCGTGGCCTGCTGTTCACGGAAGTAGCGTAGGGCCTGGAGCAGCTCGGGCGTCGAGCGGTAGGTGGTCTCCTTCCCCTCGACCTTGATGGTCAGTTCGCCCGACGCCAGCGCGGCCTCGAGGGCGGCGATGCGGGCCGTGTGGTCGGTCATCGTATCCAGTCCCCCGAGGTGTTGATCCAGCGGTCAGGCTGCGGTGCGGCTTCGACGGCCTCGGCCTCGGCGGTGCGAACCGGATTCGCATCCTCGGCCCTGGCCGGGGCCGCCGCCGGCCCCATCAGGTCTTCAAGATCCAGCTGCTGCGCGGGCGGCGGGCAGTCCCGCTCCGCCTCGATCTGGTCCCAGGCGGCGTCCGGCAGGCCGCGAACCCCGAGCCGGATGGCCGCGGCCTCGGCCTGCAGGTGCGTGTCCAGGCCTTCGTTGGCCTGGGCGGCGTCCTTCACCCACTGGTAGACGGTGAAGCCGTCCCGCCGCTTGACCGGCTTGCGGCGCTCGGCCGTCAGCTGGCGGAAGTACTCGTCGTCCAGGCCCTTCGGCAGGCCCACATAACCGCGCCCATGGGGGTCGAGCCGCGTCAGGTTGCGATAGAGGGCCATCTTCAGCGTCGAGGTGCCGAAGTTGTAGAAGCGCCGCGAGTACTTCAGCAGCTTGCCGGCGTTGTTCCGTTCCTTGCGCACCCGCTCCAGCAGCGGGGCGTTCTCACTGTTGGCGCCGCGCACCATGATCACCGTCGAGGACGGGTGCCGGCGGACCCAGCTCCAGACGTCCTCGGTCCAGGCGTTGCCGTCGATCGCCAGCATGTCGATGCCGATGCACCGGCCATGGACGTTCGGCCAGGTCTGCTGCAGCAGGGCGTCGAGCTTGGCCTGGCAGCCGCTGTCGCTGATGTGTCCGGGGATCACCCCGTAGGCGACGACCCAGCGCCGGAACTCCCGGCCCCAGGCCACCACCTGGTATTCGACCCGGTCGCCCTGGCAGTCGACGCCGACCGTGACCAGCAGGCCGCCGGCCGGAATGGTGCCGATCAGATAGTCGCTCTCGCTCGCCCGGTCGCGCAGCGTCTCCCACGACACCGCCTCGTCGGCCGTCCGGTAGGCCAGGCCCGCGACGTCGTTCATGAACGTCTGCTCGCTGGCCGCGTCGCCCTTGGCGGCCAGCCAGCGGCGGGCGATGCCCTCCCAGGTCTGCAGGACGCTGTAGGCGCACCACAGCCAGAACGACCGGTGGAAGCGTTTCATCTCCGGCTTCCGCGCCGTCCAGCGCGACCGGGCCAGCATCTGCGGCCGGTGATGTTCGTGGATCTCGCAGCCGCATTCGACGCAGGTGAAGTGCGCCTTTTCCGGCTCGGCCTCGTCCAGCGCCGCCAGCATGTTGGACCATTCCAGCACCTGGTAGGCGTCGCAGTGCGGGCAGGGGACTTCCGGAACCTCCTGGCTTCCCTGCTCATAGGCCTTGGTGATGCGGCACCCGGGCCAGATCAGCGGCGTGCTGATCTTGAAGATCTTCGCGAACTCGTGGCCCCAGCTGCGGCTGTCGGCCTGCGCCTCCGGGTCGCCGCCGGCGTTCATCTCCCACTTCGACAGGTCGTCCTGGCACTGCCGCCGCATCGTCACCTGCGACAGCGACGCCGGCGAGTTTGCGCCGGAGATCTGGATCGCCCCGCGGCCGTCGACCCGTTCCTTGTAGAGGACCGAGTCCCCGCCATCCCGCGACTTCTGCGAGAACAGCTTCGACAGGGCCGAGGTGTTCTGAAGCATCGGCTTCAGCTTCATCTTCGACCAGCGCCGCGCATTCTCCTCGGTCGGGTGGACGTAGAGGAAGTCCCCGGGATCGAGCGCGAGCGAGCCCAGGGTGAAGATGTTGGCCAGCACCGTGCCGCCGATCTGGGCGGACTTGGCCAGCGACACGATCCGGCACGGATCGTCCGGCGACAGCGCCCGCAGCACCTCGTCGAACAGCGGGAACAGCGCCCGATTATAGGGTCCCGGCTGCGGGCTCTCGCGCTCGCTGAACGCGATCTGCTCCTCTGCGAAGCGCAGGTAGTCGACCGGCGGCGGCGGCTCGAGCACCTCTGCCAGAACCGCCTGCGCCATCCAGGCGGCGTTGCTGATATGTACCGTCATGGTCAGGCGTCGGCGACTTCGTCCGACACCAGCGACGGCATCGTTTCGGCCGACTTGCGCGCCTGCTCGGCCGCCCTCGTCCGGATCGCCCGGAACTCGGTGCGCAGCAGGTGCACCACGTCGCGCTGCGGCACCTCGAACTTCGCCGCCACCGCATGCGCCAGGTCCGCCAGCGACCCCTCGAACACGTTCAGCATGGCGGCGGCCACCGTGGTCAGCGCCGCCCGCGTATGGTCGGCGCGGACATAGGTCCCGCGCCGCGCCAGCTCCTTCTCGGCCGCGTCGCGGTTGCGGAACTGAATCTCGCGCAGCTTCTCCGCGCGCATCTGCTCTTCGAACGGATCGACCAGGGCTGGCCGCGCCGGCGCCGCTTCATGCGAACCGGATTCGCCTCCCGGCAGCTGGGTGCCGATGCCGTTGCCGAACCGCTGGCCGATATCCATCGCGCCGCGCAGCTGCGCCCGGGCGACCTCGACGATGATCCGGGCCGAGCGCCCCTCGCCGACCAGGGCGGTGGGTTTGATTTTTCCTTCCGAGAGCCACTGGGACACGCGCCCGGGCGTCACGTTGCAGAGCCGAGCGAACTCGCCCTTCGAGACGACGTCGCCGGCCCCAGCATGCGCTGCTGCGACCATTGGTTTTAGCCAGTCCTAGAAGGGATTTGAGCCAGTTTAGGCTTTCGGATCGGACTCAGACTGCCGAAGAGTCGCGCTCTGCCCCACCGCATAGGGGCGCCCCCGGAAGGGACCCGCTCGGCGGCGACGCAAACCCTTGTGCGGCAAGGAAAAACCCGCCGCGACGGTGTCGGGCGGGTCTTCGTGGCGCAACTCTTGAGCCTGCTTAGTTACGTGCCTCAACTTCACACCGATTCGCAAGCGGGGTGTTCAGGGCGGCGGCCACGGAGGCGATGGCCCGGCGGAAGGCTGCGAGGTGCAGGTCGCGCGACTTGCCCCGCGACGCCACCGATCCGAGGGACAGGCCGTCCCCGGCGACGAGACGCAGGACAGCCAGCTCCAATCCGTTCTGCTGTCGGGCCAGCACCGCACGCTCCATCTGGGCCAGGCGGGCTAACAGGTAGGCGCGGTGCAGGGCCGGGGCGTCGCCGAGGTCGCCGCCGCGGCCTTCGCCGGCATGGCCGAGCGCCGAGCGAAGGGCGGCCGTCGGCTGCTCATAGGCCTTGCGATAGGCGAGGCCGGCGCGCGCCTCCGGCTCGGTCAGCGACCCGGCCCGGACCAGCTGGGCCAGCCCATCGCGCCCCAGCACGATCCGCGCACCCGCATCGTTGAACCGCCCGACCACCTCGCCGCGCTCTTCGGCCGCACGCACCACGGCCACCAGGTCGGCGTCCAGTTCCGCCTGCACCTTGGAGGCGATGGCCCGCGCCTCCGCCTTGTCCCAGCGCGTGCCCCGTCCCAGTCGGTAGGCGTAGGTCAGGCGGCGCCGTTGGTCGACCGACAGGCCGAGGGCGATGGCGTTGCGCAGCAGGTGTTCGGCCAGGCTCTCGCCCCGACTCCAGTCCCGGAAGCTCATGCGCCACCCCCGATGGCCTGGGCGGCAAGGCCGTTTCCACATCCAGTGATTTTCCAGAACAAGATCAGATCTCCGAAGAGGAGGGAGACAGAGGAGGGGAGGCAGACGGACGGACGGACACACAGCGAGCCCGGGTGCGCCGCCCGCCTGCGCAGCGCCCGCCTAGCCGCCAACCCCGGGAGAACCGGCCGTATTGTCCGTATCGTCCGTAACCGCCGCAAAATCAGCGGGTTACGGAACGGACGATGCGGCCGCGACGGACAATCCATCGTCCGTTCCCGCGCCCGCGACCGGCGCCCAGTCCTTCCCGAGGCCGCCCGATCGTCCGTTCGTCCGTTATCGTCCGTTGGCTGGCGGAGGGTCACGACGGCCACCCCTCGTCCAGGTCGGACGCGAAACTGTCGCCGACGCTCGCCGGGTCCTGTTCGCCCGCTGCGGCTTCCTGCTCGCGTTCCAGGTCGGTCTTCAGCCGGATCGGGCCGCGGTACTTGAGCCCCTTGGCGTTCTTGCCCATGAGGCCGATCTGCCGGTCCCGCAGCGCATCGCCGAAGGCCTTGGTGCCCATGATCCGGTCGATGCCCTGCTCTTCCATGGCTTCCTTGAAGCTGCGGTAGAGATCGGCCGACAGCTCGCGACATCCCCTCGCCGCCTCGCCGGTGACGCAGAAGTCGGCCAGCCAGTCGCCGAACGGGCTGGAGGCCTTGCGGTAGTCCTCGACCACCTGCTGCAGGCTCTCGGGCGGCTCCAGACCGCCCAGCGCCAACCAGTCGCCGACGCCCTCGAGCAGCCAGTTCAGGATGCCGCTGCGTTCGGCCCGCAGCTTGTCGGGCAACAGCCGGTCGACCTCTTCCTTCGGCACCTGCCGCCGGAACAGGCTGGGCATGATCCGCCGCCAGATCCCGTCGTCGTCGCCGCGCGCCACCGGGAAGCTGTTGCACTCCCAGACCAGCTTGGCCTTTGGGCGGAAGTTGATCGGCTTGGAGTGCAGGTCCCGCGCCGAGATCGGCGAGCCGGACGTCCAGGCCTTGAGCAGCCCCTCGTTCAGCTTCGACCCGCGCGGCGGCTCGGAGAGGACGGCCAGGCGCGTATCGCCGGCCAGGGCGATCAGGTCCGGCGCGGCGTCGCTGCCGCCCCGCACCCCGCCTTCCAGAAAGGTCGCCGGCGCCGCCGCCAGGCCGTAGCTGCCCAGCGTCTCGCGACAGGCGTCCAGAATGGTCGACTTCCCGTCCCGCCCCCGTCCGACCGGTCGAGGCATAGCCCAGCACCCGCTTGAAATAGGCCCGCTCAGCCTCGTCGCCGAGCGACTGGACGACCGTCTGCAGGAACAGCGGCGCCGTCGCCGCCGGGTCATAGTCGACCTCGGCGCAGCGCGTGATCCGGTCGGCCGGCTCGTGCGGGTGCAACACCACCGCGAACCGCTCCTGCCCGTCGTCGTCGGGCCGCATCCCCATCTTCAGCGTGCCGTTCCGGCAGGTCAGCGCCAGCGGGTCGCGGTCAAAGGCGTCGATCTCGACCGTCAGATAGCTCTGCGCCTGGCGGAGCATCGCCGACGTCTTGCCGGCCGAGCCGGTGTCATTGGCGAACTTGCTGAAGTCCTTCCACGGCACCCCCTGTTCCTTCAGGAAGGGCCAGATCCCCGACATCTCGCTCGAAACCCGGTGCGCCAGCTTCCGCGCCAGGTCCTCGCCGTACTTGCGGTCCCAGTGCACGCCGTTGAAGCCGATCCAGCCGACGCCGAGCAAGAAAAGGATGGTGCTGTCGGTGGCGTCCACCGAGCCGTCCTTCCGCACCGACCCGCCGGCCAGGATGATGAAGCGCATGGCGTTGCCCAGGTCGTTCAGCGGGAAGCGGGCCATCTCCTCGGCCCCGGCGCCGCCGCCGCCCTCGCGCGCACCGCCCCGGAAGATCTCGACGACGTTGCTCACGACGCGCGCCTCCTCTGTTCGTGAAACCCGGCGGCGGATCGATCGCTGGGCCGCATCACCTTGACGGTCGCCCCGGGATCGAGGGCCGCCTCCCACGCCTGCCGGGCCAGGGCCGCGTAGAAGCGCGCCGCGGCCTCGCCGGTCAGGCGCTCGCTCGCCGTCCCGCCCCATGTCAGCCGCCGGCGCAGCTCGGGCGTTCGCAGGTCGTTGCGCACGGCCAGGAACACGGCCGCGGCGTCCGCGCACAGCCAGGGCGGCGCGCCCGGGTCGGGCAGGGGCGCATCGGGGTTCACCCGCCCCCAGCGGTCGCCCAGCATGCCGCCGGCGAAGGCCGCCAGGCTCGGTGCGATCACGACGCCGAGCGCATGGCCGCTCTCGTGCGCGGCCGCGCCGAGCGCCCAGGCGTCCTGCAGGTCGCCGGCCACCAGCAGCTCGATCGGCTGCGGCCAGGGGGTCAGCATCACGGCCAACCCGCGCGGATCGCCGACGACGCCCGCGAAGCCCTTCGACCCGTCGAACAGCGGCAGCACGGCCAGCGCCAAGGGCGGCTCGCCCCCCCGTCGCGACATCGGCGCCAGGACCGCCGGGGCGGTCCCGCCGCCCGGCATGGGCGCCCGCTGATGGGCCCGCAGTGTCGCCATGGCCCCGGGCAGACCCCGCGCGTCCAGTCCACGTGCGCCCAGCCAGGTGCGGAAGGCGCGGCAGTCGGCCGGCATCGCCTGATCCCACAGCGTCCGAACCTGCGAGACCTGGCCGGCCCTCTCCACCGGCGTCGCCGTCCGGGCCGGGCCCGCCCGATGCCGCTGGGCGGGCGCGAACGTGCGCTGCTCCGCCGTGCGCGGGTGCAGCTCGCCCTTGGCCAGCCCCCGGTCCACATGGCTTTCGATCTCTTTTCGCAGCCAGGGCTTGCCGCCGGGCGTCATGGCCTCGCCGGCGGCGATCAGGGCCTCGCGGGCATAGTCCCGCTCGATCTCGCGCCCGCCGACCAGCGAGCCGACGAAGCAGCTATAGCCCCACAGCCGATCCTGCTGCTGGCCGACCGCCGCCGTGGCGATCATCCGGACGGCGGTGGTCAGGCAGGCCTCGCCGTACTTCGTCGCGCGGCCCTCGATGACCACCCGCTGCGCCCGCTGCGTTGCATCCGCCGGGGCGGCGGCGGGCATGGCCAGCTTTACCAGCCATTCGGGCGCCGCCGCGAATGGCGTCTCGCCGGGCGCATGGCCGGGCGTCCAGGCATAGACGCGGCCGCTGGGGTGGATGGACGGCGGCGCGACGATGTATCCGCCCTCGCCGCGCACATCGATCTTCGGCCCGATCTTGCTGGCGCTGTTGCGGATCGCGAACCGCGGGTCCCAGGCGAAGCACAGGTGCCGGCCCTTGCCCGTCGACTGCTCGACGGTGGCGGGCAGGGGGCCATGCACGGCGACCAGCGCCGCCAGCCCCGCCTCGGCTTCCTCGCCGTCGAGATCCAGCACCCAGAAGCCCGCGGGCGCCCCGGTTGCGATGCCGATGTTCGAGGCCGGGCCGGCGAACACCGGGCGGCGGTCGGTCTCGTCCGGCTTCAGCGGCAGCGGAACCCAGCCCGACCACCACCCGCTCACCGTCTCGGCGTCGGCGCTCGCGCTCTTCAGCCCCTCGGTCCGTCCGTAGGGTTTCTTGTCACGCGGGCGGAGCGGGAACACGCCGATCCCGGCGGCGGCATAGCCCTCGGCGGCGGCGGCCAGCGCGCTCATGGCCGCCCCCAATGCGAATTGGATTCCCACGGGAGCTGTGCCAGCGTTTGCGGAGATGCTGAATGTAGGGGGTGGCCATGGGCAGGAGACTTCGGATGGAGCCTCGCGTTACGCCGCGCAACGCCATCGCCACGCGAAGCCAGCGGGCTGCCGAGAGAGATCGCTGGGAAGCGCGGATTGCTCTGCTGGACGAGCGACGAGAGTTCTGGCTCCGGCGTTCCATTGCTGTGGTCGGATTGGCAAACACAGCAGCAGTGGTGGCGCTCGGCTCTGCAGTACTTAACGCCGACGACAAACCTGCAATGGCGCAGCTTGTCATCGAGCCGATCCGGTGGTTCAGCGCCGGTATGCTCCTCAACGGCTTCGCGTTGATAATTATTGGCTCCTACGTAGCGTTTCGCGCGAAATCTATCCGCCTCCGCTACGAGCCCAGCGAGAAGGAGAAGTACGTAAGGGTCAATACTGTGGTGTTGCTCTACGCGAGCAGCATTACAGATCTTCTCGCTTCGGGTGCATTTTCCATGGGCGTCGCAACCGCGATCGGTGTAGTCGCCGGCTTGGCTCATGGTTGACCGCATCACGCCGCCCTCGCGCCGAACAGCGCCGCGTCGTCGGGCCGGGTCAGCCGCTCGCGCGCGCCGGGCTCGATCGGGATGTTGGCCGGCCACCAGCGGCCATCGAACCGGGCCATGAACCGTCGCGGCCGCAGCACCGGCTTCATGAAGACCAGCAGGGCGTAGCAGGCCGCCGTCGTGCCGTCGGGCTCGTACCGTCCCTTGTGCATCGGCGCCCGCTCGATGAACTGGGCCAGCACCGTCAGCGGCGTCTCGTCGCCGTACAGCAGCGGCCAGCGGCCGACCGTCTCGGTCGCCGCCATCCGGACCAGCAGCGCCACCCCGCGCTCCGCCCGCGCCCAGCCCAGGCGGATGAAGGCCTCCAGGTGCCGGAACGGCGGATTGGTCACGATCCACGCCGCCTTCACCGGCGCCGGCGCGTCGCTGACGAAGTCGTACAGGGCGTGGTCGCCATAGCGGTAGGCGTCGCTGGCGAAGATCTCGCCCGCATAGTCCTTCGCCCCATGGACGAAGTGGCCGCCGCCGCAGGCGGGCTCCCACCACAGCCGCCGCGCGGCGGACGGATCGAACCGCAGGATGTGCTCGCACGCGGCCCGCGCCGCCCAGGGCGGCGTCGGATAGAAGTCGTTGTCATCCAGAGGCGAGGCGCGGTGCGCGTCCATCAGCCCTACGGCGCGGCCCCGGCGGCTCATCCGAACACCTCGGCCAGAAAGGCGGTCAGACGTCCGCCCGGGCCCCAGACGGGCCGCTCGCCCTGCAGGGCGTTCAGCGCGCGCGCCGCCTCGGCCGGCGACCGGCCGAGCAATGCGTCCAGCGCCAGGTTGGTGTCGGCGGCCGACCGGCCCATCCACTCGGCCGTCGCCTTCAGATCGAACGCCGCCGCCGTCACGCGGACGTGGGTTCTCAGTCCGGACAGCTCCTCGGCCGTCCAGGCGGTACGCGTCGGTCCCCTGCTCATGGATCACCCGTGGATGTCGGCCCGCTCGGGCCGCTGCGGCGCATCGTCCAGCGCCTGGAGGACCGCCAGGCAGGCGTCGGCCAGGTCGGCCAGCGCGCCCGCCTCGGCGATGCGGGCGGTGGCCAGCATCCCCGGCCACCGTTCGGTCATCCGGCACAGCCGGTCGAAGGGCGATCCGGCCACGGCCTGGCCGCTGGGCATCGTCCGCCCCCGTACGGCGTTGCGGGCCTTGGCGACGGCCTTGATGTCGCCCGCCGGGTCCTGAGCGGCCTCTCGCGCCACCCGGGCCAGCCGGCTGAAACGCCTCATGTCCTCCGGCGTCGGGGGCAGGGCGCGCGCAGCCTTGCGCCGCGCCAGGCGGTTGCGACGGTGCGTCATGGGCGGGGCTCCGGAGGAGGGGCCTCGCCGCCGGCCGAGGGGCAGGTGCCACCGGCGGCGAGGCGTGCTTCCCTGCGAGCGTCCAGACTCAGAGGGGAGCAGTTGGAATGACGGAGGGCGAGATCACGGCCTTGGCGGCGCTTGAATTGGTCGAGGACGTGATTGTCCTTCTGGGCCTCGCCGAGCCGGAGCTGGTGAAACGGTTCATCGACGAGCGCAGCGAAGTCGCAGAGAGTTTTGCGATCGCGAAACCCAAGCCGGGCGAACGGCCTGAGATGGCGGCGTTTCGCGCGGCGAAGCGCACGAAGCTTCTCGCGCTGCAGACCGCGGCGCGCCGCATCAAGGAAGGCCTTGATGCCTGAGTCATCGTCCGGCCGGACAGCCGCGCAGGCGGCCTTGTAAGCCGCGTAGAGGGTTTCCGCGCTCACTGGATGTCCTCCGGGACGGAGGCCGGCTCGCCGGCGGGGGCGGTTGGACCACCCCCGCCGACTCGCCTCACGGTGGCGTCGTCACAACCCTCACCGGAGCCGATTTCATGGACGCCCAGGCCGCCGCGCTGCGCGATCTCACCGTCGTCATTCAGGCCATCGTCGCCGAACTGGAGCGCGCCGACCCGGGCTTCGCAAACCGGGTCAGCAAGCGCCTCGGCGTCATGATCACCAGCGACAGCCGGCTGTCCGCCGCCCGGGCGATCGTCAGTGACGGCGCCGCCCACAGCTTCCGCATCTAGCGCCTCGCCCGCGTCAGCGGCGGTGTTGAGCAGGGTCGCGATATGGCGCGCTTCCGCAGCCGACAGGGGCGCCCAATCCCGGCGGGGCAGTCGGTATGGGTCCTTTCCGGGCGGCTCGCCGATGCTGAGCACGACATGCCCGTCTGCTCGGTGGACGGTGACCGTCGTGACGTACTCATAGGTCGTGGTGCTGGACCAGGACTGGCTCACGCCATCATCGGCCAACGTCGTCACGCGCGGGGATCGTTGGGTGCTCACTGGACGTCCTCCGGGACGGAGGCGGGCTCAGGCCAGATCCGGCGGGCCAGATGTTTGGCCTCGTCCGGTCCGAGTTGCAGCTCAGCCCGCTGTCCGCCGATGCTCAGCTCCAGACGCGCGGAACCGTCCGCCCCGGGAAAGGCCTCGACTGTCGTAAAGGTGGCGCGATAGCCTGCCACACCGGCGGGGATCTCGATCCCCCGCCCCGGGGGAGGGACTTCGATGCTGTCGATTTCGCTAGGGGACATTCTGAAGGTCCTCGAACAGTTCAAGGCGTGGCCGCGCATGACGGCGGCCCCGGATCGGATCGATGCGCTGGAGAAGCGGGTTGCGGCCTTGGAGACCCGGCTGGCCGCACCTGCCCGGCCCCGCACGCAACCCTGCGAGTTCTGCGATGAGGGGAACCTTCGGCTTCAGGACGAGAAGCTCGACCCCGGCCCGTTCGGACGCCTGGGCCGAAAGATCAGAGTCCTGAAATGCGACCAGCCCGACTGCGGGCGTACCATCGAGCGCTATCTCGACCCCTAGCGCGCCGCCGCTCACTGGACGTCCTCCGGGACGGAGGCCGGCTCGGAGTGCGCGAGGTAGCGTTCGTCGCCGCGCGGCTCGAAGTCTGCGAAGGCGACGGCCTCGCCCAGCTCCAGCCGCGCGCCATCGATGATCCGCTGGCGAAGGCGCGGCGGAACCACGCCCCCCGTGCCGCCCTTGTCGGGCGGCCAGGTCCAGGCATGGACGCGGCCACGGTGGCGCTTGGTCCAGCGGGCGATCTTCTCGACGCCGAAGCGCCCGATGATACGGTGCGCAGGTGTGGTGACGGTCTGGGTCATGAGGCCGATTGCATGTGTCGCGATTATCGCGATAGATGTCGCGCGTGATTCGCGCAGAAACGCAATATCGAGACATCGCGTTTTTCGCGAGAACGGGAGGCATGAAGCCGCCCGAAATTCGCGATCGCCTAAAGTCGACTGGCCGCACGCAGGCCGCGCTGGCGAGACACATCGGCAAGAGCAAGGACTCGGTCAGCCGCCTGCTGACGGGGCAGCGGGCGCTCGAAGTCGATGAAGCAGAGGCGATCCGGTCCTTCTTTGGCGAAGATCAGCCCGCCGGCCCAACCTTCGTTCAAATCCCGGTCTATGGGTACGCCGCCGCCGGCGGCGACGATCGCGTGGCCATCGCGACAGACCAGGTGCTCGATCGCATCGAGATCCCCGCGGGGCTGACGCGCGGAGAGGCCTTCGCTATCCGCGTCTCGGGCGACAGCATGGAGCCGCGCCTCTACTCTGGCGAGCTGGTGATTGTCGGCAAGGGCGTGCCGCCGCAGAAGAACGGCGACTGCGTCGTCGAGCTACGGGACGGGTCAGCGCTGGTGAAACAGTACCGTTCCCAAAAGGACGGCGTCGTCTTCCTTCACCAGCTTAATCCCGATCAGGAGCTGCGTTTGGACGCGGCTAAGGTCCGGGCGATCCACGCTGTTCTGTATCGGCGGTAGTCGCGGCGCAGCTGCGCTCCGGTAGCCCCTGGAAGACCTGACAGTCGAACAGAATGCGATCGAGACCGCTTGCGTCGTTCTTCGTGTAGGCGAAGACCGGCCGCTTGCCTTGGCCAACCACTGGAAGGTTAGGGTCCGGTATCTCTGACACAGACCGGTAACCCAGCAGCCAGCAATAGCTCTCCTCGCTGCATTCCCGGCGGGCGGCGGCTTCGACCGCCCTAGCGTCCCCCAGGGCGGTAGGCGTCACCACAAATGCCACGAACGCGCCCTGGAGTTGGGTGCGATCGGTCAGGGTTTCCGCCTTCGGCGCGCATCCGTAAATCGCCAGCGCCGCGGCCAGCGCGAATCCAATTCGCATCAGGTCCTCCAGTGTCCGCGACATCGTTGCATCGACTGTCGCGCTTGACGTGTCGCGAAAAACGCTTCTTCCTCGCGCATACGTCGCGCTAATCGCGACATGATTCGCAGCGAGGACCGCGACGATGACGCCCCAGGAAAGCTCCGTAGAGGCTGGCGCCCGCGCCGATCGCGTCTGCGAGCTGCTTCTCCATCTGGAGACGGCCGCCGCGGTCGGGTTCCGCCTCGCCGCCCTGATTGTCCATGAGGCCGCCGGCGCCCGCGCCGTCGTCCACTGCGTGCTGTCGGGCCGGTCGTTTCTGCTTACGCCTGACGAAGCCCGACTGACGAGCCGCTGCATCGCGTTCGAGGACCGCCGCCGGGCGACGGGCTGGCTCGCCTCGCTGTTCGAGACCGCCGCCTGCGACGCCGAGGCGATGGCCGCGGCCGCCGGGGCGGCCGCGTGAGCCGCCAAGATCCCCATGCGCGGCGGGGAGCGAGCCGCGCCAAACCCGAAAGGAGCCCTGCCTATGGGCAAGCACTGGAAGTTCGAACTGGGCGCGCGCGTCGCCATCGTCGTGAATGGCGAGAAGCGCGAAACGGGCGAGGTGATCAGCCGCGCCGAGCACGCGTTCGCCGAGGACGCGTTCAACGTCCGCTATGTGAACGGCGCCGGCAACTCGACCGAGGCCTGGTGGACCGCTTCGGCGCTCGAGCCCGCCAACTAGGCCTGCGGCGTGCGGCGAGGGGCGTCTCGTGACCCTCGCCGCCGTCAACATCACCTGGGTGCGCCTTTCGCCCTGGGCGCCCGGCTGCGCCGACCTGCACTGGCCGGACGCGCGTCTGCGCCGCACCTACTATTCGGTCCCGTTGCTCAAGGTGGTCGCTTCCCTGTTGCGCCGCCTCGGCCGCGCGCCGGCCGAAATCGCGCTCGAGGAGCGGGTCGAGGGCGAGGTGGAGATCCTCGGCCCGGTTCCGGACCAGGCCGGCCCCGGCATCCTCGCCATCATCTGGGGCGGCCCGGACGCCGCCCCGATCGACCGTCCCCAGGTCGCCGCCGCGCTGGAGCGCATCGTCGCCTCCGGCTGGCGGCCGGCCGCGTGGAATCCCCAAACCCAGAAGCAAGGAGCCGCCGCATGAAGGCCGCTGTCCTGATCGCGCCCGACTGGCCGGGCGACGAGGTCGTGTTCGTCTTCGACGACGCCGCCGAAACCGCCGCTCATCACGTCCTGGCGGAGGCCCTGGACGCCACCGTCATCAAGGACCGCGCCGTGGCTGTGCTCGACCGCCAGGCCTTCCGCCGGCTGGAGCAGAAGATCACGACCCTGGCCGCTCGAGACGGTCGCGCCGGCGTGGCGGCGCCGGCCTGGCTGAAGGCCTTTGATGCTCGCCTCGACCGGCTAGACCGCCAGCTGACGATGCTGCGCGCCGACGACCGCAGCGGCGACCCACGGCCCGGCACGCCGCTGCACGCCGCCATGGCCGACGACCTGGCGGAGGCCGGCCGATGAGCGCGCCCGTCGTAAAGCCGCGCGAGACGCGCGCCCCGGTCTTCCCGGCGGTCGTCCACACCTATACCGACCTGCTGCGGGTGTTGGACCAGACCAAGGCGCCGATGTCGGCCGCGCAGCTGGCCGAGGCCACCGACCGGGTGGTGTCCAACGTCCGCCGCGACCTTCCCAAGCTCCGGGAGGCTGGCGTCATCGCAATCAGGGGCGACGCGATCGAGATCACGCCCAAGGGCGAACGCTGGGTCGACGGCCAGGACGTCGCCGAGGGCAGGGGGCGTCCCACAGTCGAGGCAGGCGCGCTGGCCGAGCCGCTCGCGCGCCGCGCCGCCCATGCGGCCTTCCGTCCGAACCCGGAACAGCCGCGCAAGGCCTTCGACGAGGCCGTCATCCGGGGCATCGCCGAGACCATCGTGGCCGACGCCCAGGCCGGCGGCGCGGGCGTGCTGCAGCCGCTGCTGGTGCGCCCGCGCGATCCCGCTGACCCGCTGGACGGCGACGAGGCGAATCCGGTTCGCATGATCTGGGCGGGCGAACAACGCTGGCGCGCCATCGGCCTGCTGATCGCGGAAGGTCGACTACCCGACATACTCGATCCGGCGCGGGGTGGCGGCATCCCGTTCGAAGAGCGGGCCGAGCCGCCCGGCGGCGCCGCCTTCCTCGCCCTGGTCGAGAACGGGGCCCGGTCCGACCTCGACCCGCTGGAGGAGGCCTTCGCCTTCCTCGACTACGTCACGCGCGAGGGGCTCTCGGCCCGTCAGGCGGCGATCAACACCGGCCGCGCCGCGAAAGGGGAGGGCGGCGTCCGCACCGTCCAGATCCGGCTCAAGGTCGCCCGCGAGGCGACGCCCGAGGCCATCGCCCGCTATCGCCGCGACCGCGACTGGAACGCCCTCGTCGACAGCGTCCAGCAGAAGGGCGAGACGCCCGAGGACCTGCGCGCCCGCGCCATCCGCAAGGGGGTCGCCGGGCTCATGGGGCGCCGCCGCCTGGCCCTGATCGAACTGGCCCACAAGGCGGTGCTGGAGCCGGACGACAGCGGCACCGGCCGCCAGGCCGTCAAGCGCAGCGGCTTCAAGGACCCGACCGGCGCGATGGAGGCCCTGATCCAGCACGCCGGCGCGATCGTTACCGATCGCGCGGCGCGCATCAGCGACGTCGCCCGGACCTGGCTGATCGAGGAGGGGCTGCTCGATCCGGAGAACCCGCGCCGCACGCTCGCCGCCGCCTGGCGGGAGCACGGCCTGCTGGAGACGACGATCGACGACCGCCTGACGGCCGAGCCGATCGTCTTCTCGACCGAATGGCTCAACCTGCCGCCGCCGGCGCAGCCTGCGCCGGACGAGGACGAGCCGACGATGTTCGATCCGCCGCCGGCGCCGGCGACGCGGTCGCTGGCCCAGATCCTTCCCGGTCGCTCGGTGATCACCCTGGCGGAGATCCTGCACCTCGCGCCCGCGCCGGACGAGGGCGCCTTCATCCCGCAGGCGCAGGCCGGGAAGTACTGGCTCGACGCCAACGTCAGCACGATGAAGGACGCCGGGCTGCTGACGCTCATCCATGAGCCCGGCCAGCCGCCCTTCGTCCGCATTACCGACACGGGGCTCCAGGCCTTCGGCGCGGCTCTTGCCGAGCGGGGCCAGGCCTACACCAGCTTTCCTCTCTCGCGCGGAAATCTTGACCGCATCCGCGGGGCCTGGGGTCAGGCAGGCTGGCCGCAGGACGTCTACGGCATGGTCACCGAGTGGCTCAACATCGAGCCCGCGCAAGATGACCCGCAGGCGGCCCTTCTGCCCTCAGCCGCCGCCGCGCTGGAGGAGGAGCCGGAAGACGACCGCACGGTCGATGACATCCTCGGCCCGCTGGCCCTGATGAACATCGTCGAGGCGGCCGACCCGGCGAATGGCCCCGCCTTCCTGTCCGGCCTGTTCGAGCGGGTCGGCTTCAGGGGGCCGTTCGTGGCCAGCCAGGCGCGGGAGGAGGAAGGTGTCGTTCACGACGCCACCGGCCGACTGCTATTGACCTGTGACCAGCACGGTGAGGAAACGCATGACATGGCGCTCGCCCAGGCGATCGTGGTCGCCGCCGCGCTCAACGCTTCGCTGGGCCTGTCGGTCGACGTCTCTTCGGCGGCGCGGGAGGCCGCGTAATGTGGGACCAGCCGACCCTCGTCTTCGCCTGGCAGCTCGCCGCCTCGGCAGCCGCCGGCCTGATCGCCATGGCGCTGGCCTTCGTCGTGATCATTGTCCTGGTCGAAGTCTACGACGTCGCCATCCGCGCGCCCCGCCCACCGGCCGTCTGGCGACGCCCTTGGTGCTGGAGCTTCGGCCACGACGACAAAGGCAGGGCCGGGTTGCGTGTCAGCTGTCGGCGTTGTGGTTCATCAGTTCCAACTGATCGTCGCGGCTGGAGAGCCTGACCATGCCTGAATGCCTCGATCCGGACTGTCCGAACTGGCGGCGCGATGGCGGCTTCCGACAAGCCCGTAGTTCTCGTCAGGGCGCGCGCGAGATTGCACAGCGTACTGCGGTGGAGTCTACCAATTCGACCACCCGCAAATCAGAGCGGTGCGAGGCGGTAGAGCTCGTGCCCCAGGCCGACGAGCCGCAGACCGATGCTCGCTTCGGCACGGCGAATTTCGCGGACCGCTCGGCCAAACTCCGCGGCAAGGCTCGAATTGATGGGGCGGTTGTTCTCTTTAGCATCGACGATGAGCGAATAGGCTTCTCTCGCGAAGGTCATATTTCGTCGGATTGTCAGAAAATCCAGGAGCATGGATGCGTCGGTAATCTCGTCGAGAACAACGCGATCCAAGCCCCAGAGAATCTCGTCGAAGTTGCTGGGGGAAAAGGCTGCCGGAGCGCCGGTGGCCACGTTGGACTCGGCTTGACCAACACACTGCGAGCAGAGCCAGGAGAGGATTCTGACCATACGCGCGTGCCGGAAGACACGGTCGGCTTCCGACCGAGTATGTCTACGAGCCTCCTGACCGCCCAGCCATATCGCAGCGCCAAAGGCGCTGATCGTTCCCAACGCCGCCGCCCAGTCGGCAAGCGTCTGACTTTCCCGCGAGGCGAGGAGGTGACGGAATTCGGGACTCGCGACGATGGCTACAAGCAACGGCATTGCCAGAGCGTAGACCGCTGCGATTGTCATCGGGTGGATCTTCGGAAATCGCCCCATGGCGATCATCCTCACACGATTCCGGCGCGGATTGCATGATCTGCCTCCCGCCATCCGCCGAGGCCCGCATTGCTGCCGTCTTTGCAGACGCCCTGCTGGCCACCGCCCAGGCCACCGCGCGACTGCTCGGGGTTGACGCCAAGACGCTGCGGGCCATGACTGACGAGGGCGTCATCCGCGCCGTCCGGCGCGGCAAGCGCCGCGCCTACACCGAAGCTGACGTCCGGGCGTACCTGGCCACGCCCGCGCCCGAGCGAGAGAAGTCGCCGTGTCCGTCTACAAGCCGAAAAACAGCCCGTACTGGCACTATGACTTCCAGATCAAAGGTCGTCGCTTTCACGGCTCTACAGGGGTCGAAACCCGCCGGCGCGCCGAAGAGGTAGAGCGCAACGTCCGCAATCAGGCCGCCACCGGCGCGCTGGACAGCGGCGCCGACATGACGATCGACGAGGCCGCCGGCCTCTGGTGGACCGAAGTCGGCCAGCACCGGGCCTCCGCCCGCCAGATCAAGCACCGGGTTGCCATCGTCGTCCGGCTGCTCGGCAAGAACACCCGCATCATGGACATCACCACGCGCGCGCTCGGGGTCGCCATCGAGAAGCGCCGGGGCGAGACGTTCACGCGCGGCGGCATCCGCCTGGCCACGCCGAAGGGCCGGCGGGCGAAGCCGAAGCCCGCGCAGACGCGCATGCTGGCGAACGCCACCGTCAACTCTGACATCGTCAAATGGGCGCGCGCGATCCTGAACCGGGCCAGGACAACGTGGGAGGTCAAAGGCCTGCCAGAGATCGACTGGAAGGCGCTGCTGCTCCAGGAGCCCGAGACCGAGATCCTGCACTTCGGCGACGACTACCAGCGCGCCTGGCTGGACGCCTGCGGCCCGACGGAGCGGTTCGCGCTGCAGCTGCTGCTGACCTACGGCCTGCGCTTCGCCGAGCTGCGCTTCCCGCCGGACGCCTACCTGCCGGACACCCCCGGGGGCCCGAGTCTCGCGATCAACAAGCGCAAGAAGGGCGCGCTGCTGGTCCCCCTGCGCCCCGACGACGCCCGCCAGATAGCCGCGCGGATCGGCGTCGCCCGAGCGGCGGGCCTCCAGACGATCTGGATCGAGCGCGACGCCCAGGGCCAGCTCTTCGACCTCACTTACACTGCGCTCCAGGGCCGCCTGCGCCGCGCGGCCAAGCGCGCCGGCGTCAACCACAAGCGGCTGATCCACGCCACCCGCCACCACGTCGGCACCGACTTCCTCGCCCAGACGAAGGACCTTCGCGCCACCCAGCAGCTGCTCGGCCACCGCGATATCCGGTCGACGCTGGTCTACGCACACGCCCTCCAGGACGGCATCCGGGATGCGCTGAACTCCCGGAATAGTCCCGGACAGATCGAGCCCGACACCGAGTTTTCCGTTCCACAGCAAGGAAAACGCCGCATCTAA